TGTTAGTCTTAAATACTCTGCGGCTGTAGTCATTTTTTATCTCTAAACAATATATGAATCATAATGGGAAGATTTTTCAGTATCATCATCGCTCCATATTACAGAGTTATTATCATCAATGGAAGATTCTACTTCTTGGCTAGGTCTCCAAGAGTTTAAAGAGCCCAGCATAGATATAGTGTCTATAAAATCGTCATGTTTGCTTTTAAATCCTGCAGCTGACGCTAATGAAAGCTCTTCCATTGCTTCTACTATAATAGGGTCTTGTTTCATTTCTTCCGGAAACCATATTTTTTTAGTTTTAAACCAAGGTAAAACAATATTAAATCTTTGCATTTTATTTGTAGCTGGCCGTATACCGGGCCTGTTACTGTTGCCTTCAGACGCTAATGTAAAGTAATTATTGCGGTTAGTCATTTCTCTTTGTATCCACTGAATAAATCCGCCTTGTTGTCCTGTTACTTCTACACCCACTTGCTGAGGTTTGTACATTTGAGCCAATCTAAACAAGTCATCAATGTTTTGATCCATTAATTGCCGTTTGCATATTCCGTCTACCCATAACCAGTCGCCATTACTATTGAGTGCCCAAACCGATATAACACTAAAATCGGCACTACTTTTCTCACTTGTAGCAAAATCACTAGTAATATAAAAATTATAAGCGCCTTTATTATTAAGAAGCCCTTTACGCTCATACCAAATTAGATCGCCATCTTGAACCAGTCTGTCTTCATCAGACATAATACGTAACATGAGCTCTTGGTTAAATGAAGCAATTTGACCAGTTTTAACTGCTCTGTTGTATTGCTCCTCAATGTACTCAAAAGTAAACCGATCTTCCCAAGCGCCTCTGAATTCTTCTTTAGTACAAGGAAACTTTTCACAAACTGGGAAAACGTTCACACTCCATGCACCACTCTCTACAGCTTTGTAAAGTGGATCTTTTGAATTAAACGGCGTACCTGACCATATAATTCTGCGCCTTTGTGGATGTAAAGCATAGTTAATGGCTTTATAAACTGTATCTTCAATAGATTTAATAACAGTTGGAGATCTTGCATCCTCATCTGAAACTAAATCATCTAATATGGCTAACGTTGGGCGCTTACCCATTTCCTTACTACCACGTACACCTGTGCTAGCTCCATAGCCTTTAACAATAAAAGTTTTGCCTTCCGCGTTCCGGAACTCCCATCTAATATCGGTGAATTTAGTATAAGGAACATAAATTTTAAGAAAATCACTATTTTCATAACGGTACTCCAAATTTTTTCTCATATTTTTAACACCGTTCTCAATACTGTCTGAGACATACAGTGCTAATTCGACTTCAAATTCCGGAAATCCGCCATAAGTAGCTATATAAAGAAAGAGATACTCTCCCATTAAAGTAGTTTTAGCGGATCCTCGAAATAACATGTTTAATACGTCAGCATCGCCTGTGGCAATTTGATCTAACATTTTGTAATGAAGCACTGGAGTCATGTTCTCCTCGCCTTCTGCGCCATTTACCAACTTTATAAAGTTAACAAATTCTAGTGCAAAATTAGAGGGTACATAGTACGGATCTGTGTCAAAACTTACCGCATGTACCAGACTTTCTACTGATTTTGGATTTTGTGTTAAAGACATAGGCTTTCTTGCTCAAAAATAAAAACAACATGTGCTGCTTCCATCTTTTTTAATAAAAAAATAAATTCATCTGCACTAGCAGATTTAATAATTCTTTTAGATTCTATTAATTCTATAAAAACTACTAAATCTTTTACACAGAAGAAAAAGTTTTTTATTTTAAAAAAATCGAACACTTCGCCATCAAAAGCAAAAGTGCTCCCGTTAAGTTTTGTTAAATAGTCCAGAAAAGTTTTCCCAGTCTGCAGGTTGTCTTTTATCTACAGCTACAGCTGTATTAGGGGCAGATTTAGTAAAATCTATATTACTTAATTCTGGTTTATTTGACGGAGGTAGATCCATACTAAAACTGCCAGGATCAGCGATAGGTGTATTTACAGCCATATTAAACATTTCAGGGCTTTGCTGCTCTAAATTACTAACACCTGTAGCATATTGCTCAAGGGGCAAGTTACCAGCAAGGTATTGCTTGTGCATACTAGATAAAATACTCTGCAGCCCAGAGATTTCTGCCATTACTCTACCACCTCACCTTCTAAAATTTGGCTATGTGCTACTTCTTTAGCATTCATCATTCCTGACTTTATCATATCCCGCTGGCTTGCAGCTAGTGCCATAGTAGCTTGTCTTAGATCATTAATAGTCTTATCTTCCTTCATACCAACGTCCAGCTCTATCTTAGTAATCTCAGGACGCTTTAAATGGGTCAGAAGACTATTCGCGGCATCGCTACGAACCTTCTCACTATTAGCATGAACCATCAACTCCGCTTGTACGTTAAGTGCTCTTTGAAACACATCTGCATTAAGGATATGAGAAGGTATTAAAGTTTGTTCATATATTTTATTAACTAGCTGATTTTTATTATATGCAGAAGCATAAGCACTAACTCTATGGTCATCCACACCATCATCGAGCAATCGCTTATACCGCTTAGGAAAGGTTTTTACATATGACTCTAAGTTACTAGAACCAAGCATCTTATAACTTACATACTTAACGGCGGAGATATAATCCTCCACCTTGTACCGGCCTTGAGCCAAAACACTCGCATAGCCGACTAGGTTATCCCGCAGTTCTTCTCTAGTGGATTGGTCTTGTAGTAGGGAATTGATATTGCCCATAAGCTCGTCGCTTATACGGCCTTTCATAGCTTTAGGCAGAGTAGCCTTAAACTCTTCTTTTGAGAGGTAAACTTCAGTTACTGCAGTAGATTGATCCATAGGTATAACCGTTTATATTTATAACACAGTTATAGTCTATTATAATTTATATAATAAAGATACTCGAAGAAGACAGCTCTCGCTTCGCTTCGCTGTCTCCTTCTCGTATCTTCCTTAACAGGAGTAGTATAAGTACATACTATAATAGGAATATTAACATTACAAGTAATATATTATATATACATATAGATAAGATAATACTAATACAGGTATTTAAAGAAAAATAATAATTAGGTATGGTTGTAGTACTAATGACCCACAGAACTAACAGCAGAGACACCCCCCCTCTTAATAACGAGTAACGTCCCTTGTTCCATATGGAGTGGCATAACATCGTGCCATAACCAGGAGAATACCTTATGTTTAAATTCATCTCAGCTACCATCACCTCAGTGTGTGCATCATTCACCGACATCTTAACGTTGGTGGACATAGCAGTGGACGAAAGCATCCACGAGTCACTAGACTCAGCATCAGTTGGTATCAACAAGTTGAGCACTACGCATCAACAGCGTATAGCGCACCTACATGCCATAACTGCACGTAGAGCAGGCATCCCAGCCAAAGCAGCTAAATAAACTACCATCTACCGTAGTTCTAATCCAACCTTCGGGTTGGTTTTTTTTATAGACACTTCAACACCACACACAACACAAGAGAGTTAAGATTGTTATATCTTGTTGAATCCTCACTCCTTTCCATATGGGATGGCACAATCCGTGTCTTTAATTAAAGGAACATGATCATGAAGAAAGCACAAGCAAATAAGACTGTACAAGCCAATGGTTCGCAAGCACCAGGCATTTACGTAAACACACAGTCAGGTGAGCAAGCAGGTATCATTAATCTGCACTCTAGCATTAGGCAGTTTTGGGATAAGATCGTCCCATCTGCCTTAGAGAAGATGCAGGGTGACCTGTTCCTTACTACCCACGATAAGGGTGTGACCATTTGCAAGAAAGGGGAAAATGGAAACACTGTGCATATTGGGTGGGTAAATGGCGCCGAAGACGGTAAAGCTGTCTTCTTAGAAAAGTTTGGTACCGAGGTATTACGCTTCAGTGTACCTACCACAGCTGCAGATATGGGTGACCTTATCTAAAGCGTAGAGGGATTGGGCGTAAGCTCAGTCTCTCTTTTTTTATCATAAGTTAGTTACTTTCCACTGACCTCCTCTCTCACTCCTTTCCACTTGGTACCGGAATTGTAAAATTAATAAATATAAGGATTAATATGAAATATCCAAAGTTTATAGTAGATATGTATAAAGAGTCATGTATTTATGGCGCCAATGTGACCATAGATGATGTAGAGCTGGAGTGTGCAGCTTACGAATCAGAACTGGGATACAGTATGGATCCAGCTTTTGAATCTAATTGGTACGAAGATTTGTATCAATATGTAGAATCTGAAAAAGATCGCGCAGCTGATATGAAAGCTGATAACGAATGGCTGGCTTCAGCTGGCTGGGGAGAAATGTAATGCAACATGGCTAGGAAAGCTAGTCGTTGGAGACCAGGCACAAGTCTGGTCTATAGAATTATTAACTTGGAGAATATTATGCGTCCAAAAATAAAAAGTAGACCACATCAGGTCTCAACACAAAAGGTAATTAAGCTATTCGGCTTAGTTACAGTAATACTAGGAATTTCAGCAGTAATTGCTCTTGTTATCCTTGTAGGAATCAAGGAATATAAAGGGTATAAGGCGTACAAAGTAACCTGGGATTCCCAGAACGAATGTATAGCCTACATGGTGCGATTAGGCATCGAAAGACGTGATATAGAGCGGTCTGGCAAAGGCTGCATAATTGTAGGAGAAGAGTCATGAAATTGGCTGAAGATTACTGGCACGAGGAAACTGATGACCGGGAAGAGTTTAACCGGTTGTTTCCGCGTAAGAATGCCCTAAAACTGATGGGGCGTTCTACTATTGGTGAGGAAACTTACGAAAACCAGGACTCAGAGCTCGAAATTGAGCCTGGGTGAGACGCAAAGAGCTTATCCATACCAAGTGTAGGGGTAAGCTTAAAAGTTCTAAGATAGTTACGTAAGATAGTTAGGAGGTAATATGGAAGAAGAGTATTTTAACATACGTGGGTACCAATTTAAGTTCGTGAACCAAGGTCTATTGTTTTTCTCAAATGGAGATTGGAGATTGGATGGCGAATACGATACCTTCAAGCAGGCTTATGAGGCTGCGGAGGATATCGTAAATGATTACCACGATATGCAGGCATACATGTGAATGTAAGAAGCTTGCAGTAAAAATAAACCTGTTAAAACCTGTTAGTATTGATGAAATTAGCAGTTTTATGCAAAAGACCAACGGAGTGTGCGATCTTATGGCCTCAGCCTACTGGGACATGAGAACAATCCAAATCAATTGGGGTACTTCATCCGAAATACTCACAATACACCGCACAGCATTAGAAGATGTTTTGCAACACGTTAGTGAAGACGTGCCTTTCTAAGGAATTCTCATGAACGAACAAAAACTACTGGAGACTACGTTCTCTAGACGAGGTCTTATGGCCTCGTTAAAAGATGATGTAGATATTGAAAGTATTACAGATTTAGTATTTTCAATAGAAACTTACTTAAACCAAGAGTATTCCTATGATAGTAAGAATGCTCGTGTAAAAGCAATCAAAGTAGAATCTATTGACATCGCTTATCAGTTAGCGGCGTCAGTAATTAAATGTAACGGTGAAATTACTCCTATACAGAGTATTTGCACGTCTATGGCACCGTTGCTTCACACTAAACTAATTGAGGGTGTACGTACAGCTGCTGAAATCTTAGCAGTATGTGAAGGTAAATTGTATGACTTGCTAGCTCATGATTATGAAAGTAATCCTACTGGTACTCTAGCTCTTGAGCCAAAGCTTAAGCCTAGTTTAAGTGTCTTGTCGAAAATTGATGAGTTTATGTACATACCACCAATGGTGTTACCTCCTAAACCTTGGAAGTTTAACCAGGGGGGTGGGCATTATACTCAACAAGAGTCCTGCATCTTAGGGCAGCATAACCATCATAAAGAAAAGCAAAGCTTAGACTGTTTAAATATCTTGCAGTCTATTAAATGGGAGCTCGATCCTGAAATCCTACAACTTAGGGAGAAACCTAATAAAACTTTAGATACCCCAGAAAAATCTATGCAGTTTGATCTTATGAAAACTACTAGTTCTAGAGTATATAAAGAATATACAGATATTCCATTTTACTTCATGTGGAAATTTGATAAACGGGGGAGAATGTACTCTTCAGGTTATCACATCAATTTCCAGTCCACTGACTATAAGAAAGCTTTATTAAGCTTTGTAAAACAAGAGGTTATAATATAATGCAAAAATTCACTGGATTAGAGTATATAAAGATTGCAGCTGCTAATGAGTTTGGTAAAGACAAACTCTCTTGGCAAGATAGATTGTATTGGTTTGATTACAACGTTAGTAATCTTAACAGTATGACTCCTGCAGCTTCTAACCCGTTTTTATTTACTAAAGCTATTAATGCATACAATGATGCAATAGCTGGTAAACCAACGGGTTACATAATGGCCTTAGATGCTACTGCATCAGGGCTACAAATTATGGCCTGTTTATCAGGCTGCCTTAAAACTGCAGCTGCTGTCAATTTGATTGATACAGGTGACAGGGAAGATGTTTACACAGAAGTGGCTACTGGAATGAATCTTATTTTAGATCCAATTGATGCTGTTGTACGGGCTGATGTAAAAAAGCCTGTAATGACCCATTTCTATAATAAATCACGACAAGGCAGTCTAAGAGGTGAGCGAGAAAATGCTTTTCATGAAGTATTAAACTCTTTGTTTTCTGGTGCAGAAGACGTAATGAATATAATCAATGAGTGTTGGGACAACTCAGCTTTGTATCACAAATGGGTAACGCCAGATGGCCATGTATCTAAAGTCAAAGTGACTGAAGCAATGGATACACGCATTGAGGTTGATGAGCTAGATCATACAACCTTTACTTACCGATATACGAGTAACCAGCCTAGTACTAGACATACATCGCTATGTCCTAACTATATTCATAGTCTAGACGCCTGGGTAGCTCGTATGATGGTAAGAATGGCGCATAACCAGGGATTTCAATTAGCTCATATTCATGACTCATTTTGGGCATCACCTAACCATATGAATAAGGTGCGTGATAACTACCGAGTAATATTAGCCAAGTTAGCTGACTCAGATGCGCTTAATAAGTTTATGCTAGATGTTACGGGTGATAATGTGTTATTAATAAAAGACTCACCTGATCTAAGTAAACATATATTAAACTCAGAATATGCACTATCGTAGATCAAAAATATAAGGGTGCTCCGCACCCTTTTTTAAACTCTAATGTTTTTAATAGCATTTATCCATTTTAAACTCTAGTACCCCTTAATTGGGGTATTTTTTTAACTCATTATGAGGTGAAACTATGGCCAATATATATCCAGGTAAGAAGTGTCGCAAGAAGGTTGCTGATATGACTGAAGAGGAACATAAGCAACATCGTGTGTATGCCAATGCAGCTACTAGAGCTCATGCGGCACGTCGTTTACCGAAACGCCTGTCTATTTATCCAGGTAAGAGGAGCCACAAACTGGTTGCAGACATGACTAAAAGTGAGCTTAAACAACATAGGATATATTGCAACTCGATCTATAATAAAATGAGTTTAGCGGATCCAGCTATAAAAGTTAAAGCTGCGAAATATGCGAAAGAGTGGCGATTAAAAAACCCTGAAAAAGCTAAGGCCCAGAAATCGAAGTGTTTAGCCAAAAGGCTAAAAGACCCTATTAGGTATGAAACTTACCTAGCTAAGGGCAGAGAAGTGGCCAGTATATATATTGAGAACGTGTCTGATTACTACGTTAGAAGTATTCTCTGTAGACAGACTGGCACTCCAGCTTATGAAATACCTACTGACGTTGTTGAACAACGTAGAATTAAAATTGTACTTGGAAGATTAATAAAATTCGAAAATCAATAAGGAAATATTATGAAAAACTTAAACGTAAGTCAGTTAGTAACAAGTATCAAAAAACTTAGCCGTACATCTACAGGTCAGAAGTACATGTTTGCCAAGTTGTTGAACATGGCGGCTAACACCATTGATTGGGAAGTCACTCAGTATGTGACATTCGATGCAATGATTAAGGCTGAGATCCCTAATCTTAATGCAGAGGTGTATAACCTTATCTATGGGTACACATGTATGCAGAAGTTTAACTGGCCAGAGAAAGAGCAGAAGTACTGTTTAGAGCGTCTTGGATGGACTAAGTTTGTAGCTGCTATCAATAAGGAGACCGTTAAGCTAGGACATGTGGCATTTGTTAAGAAGTATAAAAAGATACCCATGAGCAAGTTAGTTGATACAGGCACTCAGGCTAACACTGGTGAGAGATCCTACGCCTTTAGCTTACCTGACAAATTAGCTAACAAACTTGATGGTATACTAAGTCAACATGGCATAACGGTTATAAATGGACGTAAACATGGTCTTCGTGACTCTGTTATTTCTTTAATAAGTACATTGTAAAGAGGAAATTATGTTAACAATTTTAAGTAAAGGGCTTTTAACTTTTCCATTATTAGTACTAATAGTGGCTATTTTTCATTTAGCTAACGGGGGTAGTATAAACCCTGAATTAACATTTGTATTTATGTGTGCTTTCTTTGCAATTATTACTAAATTACTAACAGTAGTATTTGGTTTGTTTGAAAGAGTAGCTAATGATTTATTAGAATTAGCATCAGACATAGATGAAAAAGATGATGACGAAATATTCGCATGTTTACATGACGAAGAAGACATTAAAGGATTTCTCCAAGACCTAGAAAGTGAGATAATAAGGAGTATCGAAGCTAGAAAGGATCGTGAATGAAAATACCTAATGATTTACCGACACCTATTGGTGAGGACACTAGACCAAAAGATCGTATTAAACGAGCATTATCTAGTGCTTGTGTAGAAGAAGAGTGGGATACCACTAAACGAGAGTGGACTCCAACAGAACCTGATAATAAACATCTTATTTTAGGTGAATCTGCTTGGAATAATAAATACGTCAGTGAAGTTAATTACCGGGGTATTAAAAATAATAAGTAAGAGGTAATAGATGGAATCAAAAAATCTTGGATTTAAACCTAAAATACCTGAATCGTTTAGTACTGCTGTACGTAACCAAGAATCTTGGATTGATTCAGATCTAGGTCTGTTGATGGAGCTACGTGCACTCTCTGTTTCATTTGTAGACTGCGGTAAAATTCTTAAAAGAAGGCCAGCTTCCTGCACTATGGCTGTCTCAACTAATAAACTCTACGAAGCTATTAGTAAAAAACGTAAACAACTAATAAATAACACAATTTACCTTAACCAAGGTGTGGAACGCTTCGAGGTTATAGACCATACATGGGCAGGTACAGGTAGAATGGTAAACATGACGCATTATGACGTTAGTGTCGAGTTGTCGTATCAAGATGATGGTAAAACATTAAAAGTATTCCTAAAGGATAAAGACAATGAAAGTTAACATAGGGGAATACCCTGATCCAGAAATCGAGGTAAGAATAGACAAAGAAGACACATGGAGCATGGACTATACCCTAGCACATGTAATCCTACCGATGCTCAAACAGTTAAAAGAATCTAAACATGGTAGCCCCTTTACCGATGATGAAGATGTGCCAGAGGAACTGCGTAGCACAGTAGATGGCCCTAAAATAAATAAGTGGGACACAGATAGCAACTTCCATGCCCGTTGGAACTGGATAATGGATGAAATGATCTGGGCCTTTGAACAGAAGTGTGAAGACGATTGGATGTTCAAAGACAATTTGAAAGAACATCAAAAACGAATGACTAAAGCATTTAAAATGTTCGGCAGGTACTATGAGAATCTGTGGGATTAACAAAAACAGTTAATTGTTTCTTATATTTTACTTTGTATAATTTAAGAAACAAAAAAGACATAAATCACAAAAAGGCTAATCTATGAATAGAACTTGGAGTTATGACCAAACTAAAATATTAAAGGAAAAGTACGGAGTACTTCCAGTAGTAGCTTTAGCTTTGGTTTTAAGTAAAACTGAAACAGCTGTTTTAAAAAAAGCTAGTAAAATGGGTTTAAAGTCTAATCTTCCCCATAAAGTCAAACTACCTTTAAGCACTATTAAAAATCTTAGAGAAAGAGGCTTTGGTACAAGACAAATAGCTCGTTTAATAGGCTGTTCGCATGGTGGTGTAGCTTACGCTGAAAAACATCATTATTTTAAACGAAGAGATAACGAATCATGAGATTAAGAAAAACAATTGATGAACCTAAAACTGATCCAGCTTATACAGATTCAGCAATAGAATCTCAAGTAGGTGGTAATCATTATCAAGTCCTTGGAGTGCAACCACTTGAAGCTACTTATGCTAACTTTGGTTACATAGGCTTACGTGCTTCTGTTCACACTAAAGTATGTAAATACTTAACTCGTGATAAAGGCACTCATAAAGAAGACATTACAAAAGCAATACATGTATTGCAAATGCAATTGGAATTCCTGGAAAGGAGTGAAAATGAATGTCTTCTTTAAAAGACAAGTTAATTAAAGCACGTAAAGTTGAAGACATTCGTCATGAAATGACTACTTATGAAAACGCTATTAAAGGTGGAAGTAAGTACACTGAATACTATCAACGTAAAGTGAAAGAATTACTTGTAAAATTAAACGCAATTTAAATTTATTAAAACTAAACAAGAGACACCCAAGGGTGTCTTTTTTTATACGTGCTCCGCACGTTTTAACCATTTAAATATTATTTAGGAAATACTATGGAACTTTCAACTAAAGACATTCCAGAAGCGATTGTCAACGTATTATATGCAGGCAAAGTACCTTTCTTGAAGGGAAGCCCTGGCATCGGTAAATCTGACATTATTAAGCAGGTTGCTGAAGAACTTAATCTAAAAGTAATTGACTTTCGTTTAAGTCAAGCAGACCCAACTGACTTACAGGGTTTTCCTGGAGTTGAAAATGGCCGTGCTACATTCTTACCAGCTGCTTTGTTTCCTATTGAAGGAGACACAGTACCTGAAGGATACAATGGCTGGTTGCTATTTTTAGACGAAATGAACAGTGCTCCATTAAGTGTGCAAGCTGCAGCTTATAAGCTCTGTCTTGATAGACAAGTAGGTCAAAATAACCTACATAAAAATGTAGCTGTTATAGGTGCAGGCAACCTAGCTACAGATAAAGCTATCACTCAACGTATAGGTACTGCTATGCAGAGTCGGCTTATACATCTAAACATGGGTGTAGATCCAGATCATTGGCTCAAGTGGGCTAACGTAGCTGGTATCGACCATCGTATTACATCATTCATTGAGTACAGGAAAGAATTGTTATTTAAATTCAATCCATCACATGCTGATGATACGTTTGCTTGTCCACGTACATGGGCATTCTTATCCGACATAATTAAGGGTAAGGAAAAGCTTAGCCATATTGATGTAGTTACAGCTGCAGGTACTGTAGGTGAAGGCTGCGCATTAGAGTTCAAAGGCTTTAGTGAGATCTTTCAAAGTCTACCTAAAATCAAGGACATCATTAGTAAACCTAGTACTGTCAAAATACCTAATGAGCCAAGTGTGCATTACGCATTAGCTGGTCTCATTGCGTACGAAGTAACGACAGAAAACATTGATAACCTATCCAAATTCGTAGAGCGCTTACCGGCTGATTTTCAAGTAGTCACTTGGAAGTCTGCAGTACGTCGTAACGCTGAAATAATGGAAGCACCATACATTGATGCATGGGTTACTAAAAACGCTCAGGAGATGCTATGAGACATTATCTAACAGCTTTAGATGCCACAGTAGATCATAACGTATTTAAAAACGTTTCTGAATCAGATTATGCTTTGATGCATCTTGACGATACACCAAAAAAAGTCAAAGACATGTGTGTTATATCTAACCATGTGTCAGCTAGATTTGATAAAGAAGATTTAAGAAGGTTTTATTATAGTAATAATTACGCTGGAGCTTCTTATAAATTATTTCAAAATAATGATTTTGAATTACAGGTTAATCATAGTGTAAATGATTTACTTCACGTTGAAGCTCTTGATATTTTAATAGCTCCTTCAAAACGTTTTAAACATTGGCTTAGAAATATTACTGCTCATAGTAATAATAGTAATGATGTTATTAAAGTACCTAAAAATAATATAGATAACGAATCTTTTATGATTGTTGATTTATCAAATCAGCACAACGGACGTGTAAGATTTGATATATCTCAAAAAGGTACTCAACTATTTAAACAAAATAAATTTAGTTACAAATATTGCCATCAAACTGATTCAGTACGTAATTTTTACATGCCTCCTAATAAAGAAGCACGTAAAGAATATCGTGAAAAAATAGACGCTTTAATAAAAAAAGTAACTTTATTAAGTTATCTAAAAGATGACGGAAGCGATGTTAAAATGCCTGAAGGATTAAACAACATTGCACGAGAAAAGTGGCAAAAGCATAATGACGAGCCTGAGTGGGCCCATAAACAAGCTTATGAATACATTCAAAACAATTACGATGGGCAACTTGCTCTTAAATCTTTTATAGAGCGTAAAAATTTGCGTCATAGCTATAGTCTTGGACGTGATGTCATTAGAGAAATGATTAAACATTACAGTCAATATAGACATGAAATTGAAGTAGATTATTTTACTTGTGATGTTCATGAGTACTGGCGTTCAGAACTTAAATTAAAATAAGGGGAAAATTGTGGAATATCCAGCAGTTGAAATTACTCCAGCTCTACAAAAAGAGTTAGATAAAACAAAAATTGGCTTAATGATGCAAGGAGGAACTTTCCTCATAGCTGTTGGTTTAATGATGCAGCATGTATTTACAGAAATTGTAAGTACTGCTGCTACAGATGGTAAAAGAATCTATTTTAATCCAGCATTTTTTACCGGCTTATCTAAGCAAGAACGCATTGGTGTTTTAGCTCATGAAATTATGCACATTGCTTTAATGCACCCACTTCGTAAAGGAGAGCGTGATCATAATTTATACAACCAAGCAGGTGATTACGTTATAAACGATATATTGCGAAATTCTGGTTATGTTTTACCTGAGCCACACTTATATGATGCAAAGTATCATGGGTGGAGCACTGAAGAAGTTTACAACGACCTTCTTCAACATCAAGGTAAGCAAGATAAACCTAACATTCTTGATGGAGATATTGATTTCTCTGAAGATGCAGACACTGAAACTAAAGGCGATATTGCTACTAGTATTCAAGACACTGTAATGAAAGCCAGAGCACAGGCTAAAATGGAAGGTGGTGAAGAAGCGGGTAAAATACCTGGTGAAGTAGATCGTTTAATTAATGATTTAATCAATCCAGTATTAGACTGGAGTCAATTGCTAGCAAGGTTTATGGATAGCAATACTAAAAATGATCATACTTGGAAACGTCCTAACAGACGTTACTTCCCTACTCATTACATGCCTACTATGTACTCAGAAACTATAGCGCATCTTACAGTTGCTATAGATACATCTGGATCTGTAACTGATCCTATGATGTCTGAAATACTTACAGAAGTTAAAAGTATCTATGATACGTATCAACCAAGTAATATGACTATACTTGATTGTGATGAAATCATTCATAACATACACGAAGTAGACGACAGCACAGATATTATGAAGCTTAAGTTTACTGGAGGAGGCGGAACATCATTTTATCCAGTATTAGATTACTGCAAAGAAAATGCTACAAATGTTTTGCTTTATTTTACAGATCTTTATGCAGAATCTATTACTGCAGAAGATGGATACGAATTTGAAACTATGTGGATTTGTTATTCAGAACAAGAAGCACCAGAATACGGGGAGACCATATATTATGAGTCAAAACACGCATGGTAAATTGCTTGCTACAGTTAGTCTAGGGTATGGAACTAAGTTCCTATTACCTGTAGACGATGCAGTAGCAATAATGAAATCTTTAAAAACTGCAGAAATAATGACAGGTTATGGAGATACTTTAGCTATTGAAGGATTTGATTTTGATAGTAAAATATCTATGGAATTAGTTAGCGAAGTTAACGTTAATAAAATAAGAATTAAACAAACCATTTCAGGAGATTGATATGGATAAATTATCTATGACAACTCTTCTGAATTCAATACAAGCAAAGTTTGTTTTACCTGCTATTAAAAACAGAAAACAATTTCTGCTTAATTATCTTAAAAGTATGACTGAAGAAAATTCAAAATATTTAACGTTTATACTTCAAGAAAGTAATGGCAATCAATCTTTTATTAATACTTCTGATGATGCATGTTATTTAACTGATGAAGTTAAAACTATTTGTTTATTTGATTTACCTGATTTTAATCAAGTAGAAATAAAAAAACATTTGCAACTTATAGATAATTTAAAAGATTCTATAAAAGAAATTCAAGTGTATTTATGTTATTTAAATAACAAGAGTGACAATGTTGTAGATATTGCGTACGCATTACCTGCTCACATTAATCAACTTGTTCCAATGGTAACACCTGAAACTTATTATATTAAAGATTTACGTGATCCAAAAACGTACGCTTTATTAAATGAGCTACAAATAAAACTATTATTATTATCATAAGTGCTCCGCACTTTTTCATGAAAAGGGGAACATCATGGGTTGCGACATTCATTTATTCAAAGAATACCGTTCACCTGATATACATAACAACAAATGGATAAGTTACGACCATTGGTATAGTGAAGGTACAGAGATGGGTAGAGCTTTTGACGATTCTGCACCATCTAGAAACTATGATGCTTTTGGCATGTTAGCTGAAGGTGTGCGTGGTGAATATCCATACAGTGTAGAATGCAAAGGTCTTCCTGATGATGTAACTCATCTTGTGCGTACTGAGCACAAAAGTTGGGGAGTAGATGCCCATTCTGTTACTTATTTTACAGAAGTTGAGTTAAATGCTTTAATCATTAGATTATCTATAATGACTGCAGATGATACAGTAAACAGACAGAAGGCTTATTTACACCATATGTTACAGTATATGAATCAAATACCTTTTGAATTTCACATAGAAGAAAGTACAGAAAAACGAATTGTATTTTGGTTTGATAATTAAGGAATTAACATGGGTAAACGATTTGAAAATCCTGAAGGAATTGTCATGATGATGACTCTTAAAGGAATGCACCAAGTACATTCACATAATGTAAACGGTGTGCACATTTTTAAAACTACTGATAAACAACGTGCATTAAATCACTTTAAAGATATGGTAATGGAAATGGAGGTTTTACATGATAGCGGAAATGTTAATGTGTCTAGCTCTTAATGGGTACCACGAAGCTAGAGGAGAACCTACAGCAGGTGAGATAGCTGTAAACCATGTTGTCATGAACCGTGTTGCTGATCACCGCTATAAAAACAATGTGTGTGATGTAGTTAAATCTGGAAAATATAGAAATGAGCAACCTGTAAGACATGCTTGCCATTTCAGCTGGTGGTGTGACGGAAAGTCTGACGAACCTTACGATATAAAAGCTTGGTTATATTCTAACCAACTTGCTAGTTTAATAATTTCAGGCATGCATCCCGATATAACTGATGGAGCGACTCATTACCATAAAATAGGTTACTATCCAAAATGGATTAACGATATTGGTATGATTCGTGTTGGTCTTATAGGTGATCACATCTTTTATAGATGGGAATAGCAATATATAATATGTGCTCCAAAATTAGGAGCAATAAGTGAAAATAACCGAAGACGACCTTAGTATAGAGTCAGCTACGTGTTTTGTAGTGGGAGTAATACTATTAATAATACTAAAACTAATGGATTGGATAAATCTACCGCTATAGAAATTAAGCATTTTATGGAATATATGATGCAACATTACACTTTAGTTGAAATCCAAGAAATATTAAGCAGTGATAGCTTATATAATTTTTATACGCTTATATCTATTAAATCATACGCATGACCGACCGCAATTGATCGCGGTTTTCCTGTAGGACTTGTCCACCTATGGTCACAACGGACTCCTAATTTCTGAGGTATCTATGAAACATCTGTATACCGATCCGGATAAATTTCCGGAAGCTGCTCTATTAATAAAAGGAGTAGCATTTAAGTATTTTGATATAAAAAAACATTACGCAGATCCATTAAACATCTGCTTAAAAGCCCTGCCATTAGAATACAATTCTCTAAATAAAGCCCCTGCTAAAATGATTAAAGAAGTTTTGCCGGCTATTCTAGCTAATCTAGATGCTGAAGGCATAACCACAGTAATTATTGCAGACACTGCTTATTTTAAAGCTGCTACACGTCAATCTAAGGCTGAGCCACATTATGGTTACAAAATGCCTTGTACAGTAGCCGGGTACGAACACATGTGTGTGTTTTTGACTGCTAACTACCAAGGATTGTTTTATAACCCACGTATACAAGAAAAAATTGACCTCAGCTTGTCAGCAGTTGCAACTCATTTAGATGGCAGTTACCAAAAGCCAGGTCAAAATATTATACACTCATCAACGTATGTTACAGATTTAAGTGAAATAGAAAAAACATTAAAAATGTTAAAAAAACATACTTTTCTTACTTGTGACGTAGAAACTTATGGCTTAAGCATTGATAAATCTCGCATAGCTACTATTGCATTTGCATGGAACCAGCATGAAGGTGTGTGTATAAATATTAACCATCATCTTACTCGTACATTTGAAGAAGATGCTGCAATAAAAAAGATGCTTAGAGATTACTTTATAACCTCTAATGCTACACATATATATCACAATGCTACATTTGACATACGCTGTATTATTTATGATTTTTTTATGAAAGATAGTACTGATTTTGTTGGAATGATAGATGCTTTAGATGTCATGTATAAAAAAGTGCACGACACTAAGTTAATTACGTATTTAGCTACTAACAATACTGCAGAAAATAAATTGTCACTAAAAGACAATTCAATTGAGTTTGCTGGTAACTACGCCCAGGAAGATATTAAAGATATTAATTTGATACGCACTGTAATACTTATGGAATACAATTTAACTGACTGTTTAAGTACTTGCTACTTGTTCAATAAATATTACGACAAAATGGTTGCTGATGATCAGCTAGACATTTACAACAATATTTTTATACGTTCATTAAAAAATATTACTCAAATGGAGCTTACGGGTATGCCTATGGATATGGGTGCAATTGTAAAAGTGTCTGACGATCTTAAACAAATTATGAAAGAACGCACAGATAGCTTAATGAATGAGGAGCTAGTCAAAGATTACTTGTGGTTAGAGCAAAAGAAAGCATTTATTATAAAAAATACTCTTCTTAAGAAGAATTTTAAACCTTTAGATGATTTTAAATCTGTTTTAAACACTAGTAGTCCTAAACAAATTGGAAACCTTTTGTATGAATTCCTGGGGTTACCTGTACTAGACACAACTGATACAGGTAAGCCAGCAACTGGTAAAAAAGCCATAAAAAAACTGTACGATTCTTTAATAACTAAATTTAAAATAAATGAGGATGAATTATGAGTCAATTCAAACTTTCTGATTTAGGTGAAAAATTTAAAACACAAATTCTAGAAGTTTCTCAAGATGTATTTGATATACATTGGGAACTTGTAGATTACAATTTAAAAACTAATGCTATATCAGGGGATCTAGTTGTTCTTATAGAATATACAGATGAAGAAGATGATTTTAATAAACTTAAAACTACTCTTCTATTATCTAATATGGATGTTAACGTAGGTAGTATAACTGCAGGTTATAAAACAGCCACACTTTGGCCCGTAACTGAAGTTAATCCATCTATTGCACGTTATATTATTCGTACTTTTATTTCTTTAGATGATTTCCCAGAGATTGCTTTAGGTAATTATATTAAAGACGCACAGGAAACTCTTACTTATGAGTGGACAAAAAAAGATCAAGACTAAAGAAGAGGCTATCAAAGTAGCTAGAATTCTTAAGTACTTAATAGAAATAAATGAAGTCAGTAAATTATTGACTGCGTTTATTCCTGCTTTTATGTTTAAAACGATACTCAAAATGGGTAAATGGTTTTTACATGGTAATTTTCACATGGGAGGTACTAAATCAGGTCGTTTAAGCTCATCTAAAGTTAACTTACAGCAATTACCTTCTACTGGTAGTAAGTATGCTAAAGCTATTAAAAGTTGTTTTAAAGCTCCCGATGGCTGGGTAATTGTAGGTGCCGACTTTTTTAGTCTGGAAGACAGAATATCTGCTCTTACTACTAAAGATCCAAATAAACTAAAAGTTTACACTGATGGTTATGACGGTCACTGCATGAGGGCATTCGCTTACTTTAGTAAGCAGATGCCCGATATTGTAGACACTGTTAGTTCTATTAATTCTATTGAAACAAAGTATGAAGCGCTTAGACAAAGATCTAAAGGGCCAACATTTGCACTTACTTATCAGGGCACTTCACATACTTTAATAAACACTTTGGGTATTCCTAAAGCAGAAGCACTAGAGATTGAAAAAAATTATCATGAGCTTTACAAAGTTTCAGATGAATGGGTTCAACAAAAGCTAATTCAGGCTTCCAAAGACGGCTATGTAACAGGCGCATTTGGTCTTCGACTAAGAACTCCACTGTTAGCTAAAACCATCTTAAACACGCGTCATACGCCGTTTGAAGCTCAAGCAGAGGGACGAACTGCAGGTAATGCTCTAGGTCAGTCTTACGGATTGTTAAATAACAGAGCAGCTAACGAATTTATGGACAAAGTGCATGCATCTGAATACAGATATAACATTTTACCCATAGCTCACATACATGATGCGCAATACTACATGGTAAAAGCTGAACCAAAGCTAATTTGTTGGTTAAATACTAACCTAGTAGATAGCATGTCTTGGCAAGATTTACCCGAACTTGAACATGATTGTGTTAAACTAGGTGCTTCATTAGAAATATATTATCCTGATATGAGTAATAAGATTACAATATCTAATGATTCTACTGAAGCAGAAATAATACAAGCAGTGCTTTAAAAGTGCTACAGTTAGTGTGCTCTCGTTGATGAGCATACATGCAGGGTTTTCCCCTCTCTGAAGTTAAAAAATCAATAAGCCAGGGTTAGTGTTTTTCCCCATAGTGCTGTAGTCCCCGCAGCAGGTGACAGAGGGGACACTTTACTGTCCCTACTATAAAACAAAATGTAAATGTGCTCCGCACAATTCTATGAAGAGAAATACATATGTTCACAAATACATCAAATTTGCCTATTAGTGTCGCTGTATGGTTAGCACACGATGACTACGATCACTCTAGTGACCCATATCATGTAAGCGCCACTAGCCTTCTTAAACCTATTAAAAGCCTTGTATTAAGCAACCGTGTAGCTACTAACTCTGATACAGATGTAGCAGATTTAATAGCTAGTAGAATGGGTACTGCAGTACATACTGCAATAGAGAATGCCTGGTTAAATTCTTCTCGAACAGAAACATTACACAAATTAAATTATTCACAAAAACTTGTAAATAACATAGTTATTAACCCATCACCTAGTCAGATTACAGAAGACAGTGTGCCTATTTACATGGAGCTACGTGGCTCTACAAAAGTAGGTAAATACACTGTTTCTGGTAAGTTTGACTTTGTATCTGGCGGAGTTCTTGAAGATTTTAAAACTACTGGTACGTATGGTTACATAAACCAGTCTAATGCTGAAAAGTACATTCAACAAGGAAGTATCTACAGATGGCTACATCCTGAAATAATTACTGAAGACTATATGTACATTCAATACATATTTACTGACTGGAGTGCTGCTAAAGCAAGACAAGATAAAAACTATCCATCCAGTAGAATTGTGCCTCAACGGTACGTCCTTAAATCTGTACAAGATACAGAAGCATTTGTAGTATCACGCATCAATATGATTGACATGTATCAAGATGCTGCTCAATCAGAAATTCCTGACTGTACTCCTGAAGAGTTATGGGAAAGAGCTCCTGTATTTAAATATTATAAAAACCCTGAAAGTAGAGCTAGATCTACTAAAAATTTTACAACATACCACGAAGCGCATGAACGCATGTTACAAGATGGTTCTGTAGGCGTAGTTGTAGAAATTAAGGGAGAAGTTAAATTTTGTAGTTACTGTCCTGCTGTTAGCATATGTAAACAAGCTAAAGGCTACATAGCTGCAGGTAGATTAGTAGTTTAAAAGGAAACAATATGAAAAGTTTTGAAGATATGGACTATTTTGTCCCACAAGAAAAACTAGTTAGAACTTTAATTCAAAAAACACAAAATAATAATCCTTTATTTTTTCGTATATTAACTGTTTATTATTTTTCTAAAATAGCTTCAATGATGCGTGTCAATGTTAAGACAATGCACCAGGGAACTATACCTGTAAACACATACGCTATTAATCTTAGTGTGTCTGGCTCAGGTAAAGGTTTTAGTACTAATATTCTTGAAGAAAATGTTATTCATTTATTTAAAGAACGTTTCTTAAGTGAAACATTTCCAGCATTAGCGCTCCACAATATACATAAAGAAGCTATACGTAGAGCTCCAAGACGCAATATGTCTACCGATGAAATGGAAGAGAAATTAACCAAAGAATTTGAAATGCTTGGCCCATTGTTGTTTAGCTTTGATTCAGGTACTTCACCTGCTATCAAGCAAATGCGTCAAAAATTACTAATGGCAGGTATTGGCAGCATTAATTTAGAAATTGACGAAATTGGCTCTAACCTTGTTTACAATACTGATGTATTAAATTCATTCTTAGAGTTGTACGACGTAGGTAAAATTAAAGCTAAGCTAATTAAAAATACTGCAGAAAATCTGCGTAGTGAAGAAATTGACGGTAAAACACCAACTAACATGATGCTTTATGGAACTCCCAGTAAGCTAATGAATGGTGGAAAGACTGAAGAAGAATATCTATCTATGCTTGACACAGGTTACGCAAGACGTTGTTTGTTTGGTTACTCTACTAAAGTATTAACAGACATCAATGTTACTCCAGAAGACTTGTATGACATGCTAACTGATAGCTCGTCAGACACTGTATTAGATGATTTAGCAATTAGTATGCACAAACTTGCAGATCCTATTAATTTTAATAGTGAGCTAGCGTTATTAAAACCTGAGTCTCTTATTCTTTTAGAGTATAAGCAACTATGTGAAAGTCGTGCTCGCAATATGCGTGAATTTGAAGAAATTCAAAAAGCAGAGATGAGCCATAGATATTTTAAAGCACTTAAACTTGCTGGAGCTTATGCATTTATTGATAGTAGCTCAACAGTGACCTCCGGCCACTTATATAGTGCATTTAAGTTAGTGGAAGACTCTGGTGATGCATTCGGAAGAATGCTTAACAGACCACGTACACACGAGCGTGTAGCTATATACTTAGCAGATGTTCGCAAAGAAGTAACCCATGTAGATCTTATGGAAGATTTACCTTTCTTTAGAGGAGGTGCGGCTCATCGCAAAGATATAATGAGCCAAGCTATTGCATGGGGTTATCGTAATAACATAGTTATACGTACTTCCTACTCAGATAGTATTGAGTTCTTTAAGGGAGAGACAATGGACGAGTCAGATTTATCTAACTTAAGAATATCTTATTCTACAGACATTGTTAATAATTATGAGCCTGAGTATGCACCTTGGGATCAGCTGCACCATTTAGTTAGTTCTGCTGATTATCATTACGCAGCTCATCACTTTCAAGATAAGTATCGTACTTCTGATAAAGCCATACCTGGTTTTAATCTAGTTATTCTAGATATAGATGAAGGTACTTCATTGAAGCAAGCTAAAATGCTTTTAAAAGATTATAAAGCATTCTTTGCTACAACTAAGCGACATACAGACGAGCTTAATCGTTTTAGAATTATAATGCCTCTTACACATACTGTTAAATTAAATACTGCACTATATTCTAAATTTATGACTAACTTGTTTGAATGGCTACCATTTGAAACTGACCGTTCGACTAAAGATATTGCACGTAAGTGGGAATCTTTTCCAGGGGAACATTCTTACCAGGAGGGTAAGTTACTTGATGCATTAATGTTTATCCCTGATACAAATAAACAAGCAGAACAACGTCAGAAAATTATGGATCATGCTTCTCTATCTAATTTAGAAAGATGGCTGTTGCTTAACGCAGGTGTGGGTAGTAGATCTAACACACTTATTAAATATACATATGTCTTAGTAGATGGTGGTCATACAATCGAAGGCATTCGTAATGCTGTAATAGCTTTTAACCAAAAGATGGACAATCCATTACCTCAAGAAGAGCTTGAAAAAACAATTTTAACTACGGCCATGTCGGCTGTAACTAAACGGGATTCGGAGTAATTACATGAAATTAAACGACAACCTGGTACTTATATCAGGTAAGAGTGCCACGGGTAAATCAGCTAGTCTGATGAACATTCAAGATCCTGATGGGGTCATTTATTTAAATTGTGAAAATAATAAAAAATTACCTTTTCGGAGTAACTTTAAAGAGTTTGGCATTACAGACCCATTACAGGTCTATGAAGCTTTTGAAGAAGCCGAAAAAATGGACGATTACCATACCATTGTTGTAGATAGTTTAACCTACATGATGGATATGTTTGAATCATATTACGTGCTTAACTCATCTAATACGATGAAAGCATGGGGCGATTATGCCCAATTCTTCAAGAAGTTAATGAGTAAATATGTTGCTGAATCCTCTAAGAATGTGATCTTTATTGCTCACACCTCTGACATCATGAATGATGCCGAGATGGCGATGGAAACACTTGTTAAAGTGAAAGGTTCTCTCATGAACCAAGGCATTGAGTCCTATTTCTCTACTATAGTTAGTACAAAGAAGGTAAATCTCAAGCATTTGAAAAAGTATGAGAGCGACTTACTGGAAATTACTCCAGATGAAGAAGAACTAGGCTTTAAATACGTCTTCCAAACTCGTATCACCAAAGATACAGTTAACGAGCGTATGCGAGCTCCGCTCAGTATGTGGTCTACTAACGAGACATTTACTGATAACAATATACAGTTGGTTATTAACCGACTTCACGAATACTATATCTAATACAGGTACTAAAATTATGGATTTTCTAGAAAAATTAAAAACTTCTGCAGCAATTGCCGGTGAAACCAACACATTAGGTGGAGGTGGTGGCATTCTTGAATCAGGTGCTTATGAAATGACAGTTGAAACTGCTTATTTCGATACATCATCAGGTGGTGCAACAAGCTTAAATCTTGTATTTAAGTCTAATGATGGTCAAACATTACGTCAGACTATTTACGTGACATCTGGCACTGCTAAAGGCGGATTAAACACCTATGTTGATAAACGGACAGGTACAAAAAAGTATCTTCCTGGATTTAATACAGCTAACTCTATTTGTTTGTTGGCTACTGGTGAAGAAATTTCTGCTCAAGAAATTGAAACTAAAACTCTTAAAATCATGGACTGGAATGAGCGCAAAGAAGTGCCTCAGCAAAAGTCAGTGGTTATGACTCTCTTAGGTAAAGATATTACTCTTGGCGTTAAGAAAGTTATTGAGAATAAACGTGAACAAGATGCATCTGGTGCATGGGTTTCTGCTTCAAGCGGTGAAACACGCACTCTTAACGAGATTGATAAAGTCTTTCGTGCAGGTGATCATATGACTACTCCTGAGATTCTTGATGAAGCTGCTAACGCAGATTTCTACACAAGTTGGGTAGCCAAGAACACAGGTGTTAATCGTGATAAGTCTAGTGCTAAAGCAGGTGAATTTGTTGCTACTGCATCTGCATCTAGTGATACGTCAGCAGCTCCTAAAAAGAGTTTGTTCGCCTAATGCAGAAGACATTCTCTTCTCCGTTGAGTGTTCTGGTTAATAGGCGAGGAAGGAAGTTTATCCTGAATCTAAATAACTATAGGAACACTCACTATCAGACACTTAATAAAGCAAAAATCGTATATAAAGAAGATATGCGAGACCAACTCGTTGGTTCTAAGTTTAAGTGTCCGATAGAGGTTGAGTATTGTCTAATGCCCAAAACAGCCCGTAGAACGGACTTAGGCAATGTGCTGTCTGTTCATCAGAAGTACTTTGAAGACGCTCTTGTAGAGCTCGGATGCATACCTGATGACGACTATAAGCACATAGTCCGTACTACTTTTGTATTTGGTAAAAAAGATAAAGATAATCCACAAGTCATCATTAAAGTTAAGGAGTTGTGATGGACATTAAAATGAAAACCGAAGATGTGCAAGAAGCCATCCGAGAGTACTATATAAGACGGGGGTATTCTAGGGATCAATTAATAGATATCCACGTTAAGGGAGGTCGCAAAGTTAAAGGCAATGATGTGCCTAATAACGGTACGGTAGAATTAACTTTAAAGGACGCATACATTTGTCCTATTGAAGATGACATTATACCTCCTCCAACATTTAACGCAGCATCTGAAGATGTAACTAGCATTGTTAACGACTTAGAAAATATTATGGATAATATACCTCCTGAATTGTCTGAAGACAAACAGTTAGAAATGTTGTTAGAAATTGCCGGTGATTTACCAATGAATGTAGCTGAACCAGTTACAGCTGGTAGTAAATTTAAGAGTCTATTCTCATGAAATCATTTATAACAAATATAAAAGTACTGCTAACTACTGGTTTAATCTTTGGATTAATTGTAGCTGCACCTTTTATGATTGTTATAGCCGGTATTTTTTTCTCATTATTAGCAGCCTGGTTTGTGGCCAAGCTGCTATTTATGAATGACGATAGCAATTAATCTTTGCTGGGTAAGAAATTCTTACCCATTTCAATACCACTTTGAGTAAACGCATCGTCTAAATGAGCAAAAGGACTCTTTAATATATTTAAACTCATATCACTTGGATCATCTATATTCATATTTATAAAATCTTCAAGAAATATTAACATTAACCCTTCAACAGGTCTTCCTTTCATCATTTTATAGATTACTCGTAACATCCTCATAGGATATTTAGTAAACATAGTAATTCCAGTCTCATTCATGTACTGAAGAATTTGATGATCAGGCATGTCATAGTTAACAAACAAATCCCTTACAAGGTTTTCTGTTTCATCCTTACCAATCCCTTCTATTTCAGTCTTATATTTAAAGACTGCCTGCCTTGCAACAAAATCACTATATTGAGTAGTTTTTAACAGTAGCTTAAACATTGATGTGTCATCTGACATATATGTATATCTACTAACATTTTTTACACCACTATAAACTTTTTCTAAAGTTTTATTTTTACTAGCAAATTTATCCATCTTTCCAGAAAGAGCGCTTGCATAAGAATATGGATCAGATTCAACATCTATTTCTTCTGTTATGCTCTGAAACATGCCTCTTTTTATTAATTCGCGTACTGAGCTGTTATTAATAGATTTCCAATAAGAATCTATTGAACTTTGCGCATCTTTCATACCTTGGACATCATTTAAAGCTTTTGCAGTTTTTAAAGATGATTTAGCTACAAATAAAGCTCGTTTAGTAGTCATGTAATCATTTAAATCTTTTGCAGCTCTTAACTGTTCTTTGATCATATACTCTATCGGAACACCATTTAACCAGCCAACAATAGTATTAGAAAAAATGTTGTGATACAAAACAGATCCTGTTTTTATAACAATATTCTTTTTAGCCATAGAAACTATTTCTTTCCAAATTACTTCGGCAATTTTAACTACCCTGTGATTTAGAAAAGGTAAATTAGCAATACTTAAAGATCTTTGACCAAATAACACATCAATATATTTTTCATCTATAACTATTGAATCTGTACCAAATATTTTTACAATCATTCTTCTAGTTTCTGCAGGAAGTAAGCTGTATAACTCACGATGTTTTGCTTTACCAGATTTAAGACCTATTTTAACAAATTCATCAGATCTCTTTAAAAAGTTTTCATCTGCGTCGGCTTTCATAAGCCTTAAAGCTTCTTCATTTACTAATGAAGTTTGAACTTTATCTTCCATGCTACCTACTGCAGCACTTAAAACAAAATTAGCTCTCATATCCTGTTTTAATACATTAACTTTTGTATGATCAGTCATCATATAACGAAAATCTACAATATTTTGATAAGTATCAAAAACTGGTACCATTACATTATCAGTAGTTTTATAATCAGGATTGTTTACATGTTTTGCATATTCTTTAATATTAGCAGCAACCGCATTTTTTATAGCTAATTTAGAAGAAACATAATTATAGCTTTCACCACTTGTAGCAGTAAGCATTTGACTTAACAATGTGCCAGCTGCTTTCATGCCTGTAGTAGAAATTATACCTCTGTTATAATCTTGCAAAGTTACAAAGTCACTAGTATAAAGCGCTTTTTGCCCTTTAGATGGATCTGAAATAGAATCTGTAGGAATAGACGAAACTAGTTTATATCCCATTTTTCTCATTTTTTCTTCTTCAGAAAGTAAAGCTACTTTTACAGAGATATTTGGATTTGTAATTGATTTAATAAAACCTTTTACTGTGTGCGTTTTATCATTTTTAAAGTTTCTTTCTAACGAATCTTTTTTAGCACTTATAGCTTGAGCCATAAACACTACAGCGCCGTTGTTTTTAGGATCAGCTTTAATCTCTCTATCAATAATATCTGCTGTATGTATATTTACGTATTGTGCTGTATTGTCTACAGCATATAAAGTAGCTAATTCATCAATTAAAGCTTCCATTGCTACTAAATCTTTAGGCATTTTAGTATCTGATACAATACCTTTAGAATTAGCTATCATGTACGCGTTCATACGTAACATTGAAGTTCTAGTAACACCAGTAGCCATCATGACGCCAAGACCTTCACTTTGTTTTACGTAATGTGCTCCTATAGTTCCTAACGCTAACAATTGTTTACGTATATCTTTTATTCTTTTAGAACGTACACCATTAGTGTTACGAAGTATGTTCATTAACTTCGGAAAATCTTCCCTGTTTAAGTTAGGTATTAAACTATATAACTCAGTTTTTAAAATAGATTTAGTAAATGCTTCCCAATCTCTTTTTACCATTTCAGTTTTAAAACTAATTTCAATATGATCTTTAGTACCTTCAATCACAGATTTACGATTTTGGTCAATTTTTGTGTTTGATATAGCAAGCATATGCTCAACTTTACGATCCATGTCATTCATAGGGCCGGCTATCGTTCTTAAAATATACACTAACAAGCTATTTTTACTTATACGTAAACGTTTACGTGACAATTCTAAACTTGCTCTAAATGGCATATCTACCATTACTACTTGGCCATTTTCTTCTAAAGGTAACTGGGGTACTTCAGCTTCTAAAGCTGCACCTACTACGTTAGTTAGATTACGAACTACTAAACCTCCTGGGCCTGAGTATTGAGAACTTTTTAACATAGCTTTTTGCATAGGTGTAAACACCCATTGAGTAATTTTTCTTGAAATAGGCCCATCTAATGCACCCATTGCTCCCATTAATCTTTTGGTGTTAAAACGGCTTTTAGAATCTACTCTATTTAAAGCAACTACCATTTGTATTAATGCTTCGTCAGCTGTTTTTCCTTGGTTCTTAACTCTACCAATTATTGCGTCAACCATTTTAAGAAAAAGCTCTTGTATACGGCCACCTAAAGTTGTAGCTGCAGTTCTTTCAGCTTTAAAAGGCATTTCTGACATTTCTGACATTAACCTAGCATCTGTTAATCCAAAAGCCACAAATTCATGTATGCCTCTAGGACTAGCTTTATTTTTATTACCTGCAGTCCAAAAAACTCCTTCTTGTCCAAATATGTAATTGTATGTAGCTTTAGCATTTGCCAGCTCTGCTTCTTTATCATATTTATGACCAATTAAGAATTCATCTTCTGACATAAATGCTTTCCAACCTTCTCCTTTATATTTAGCATCTAAATATCTACGAGTACGTTCTCGTAAATTAATAATTTGATTAGCTACAGGTGCTAGCTTTGCATCATCAAACATAAATCTGCTAACTGCGTGTGCTAACTCGTGTACATAAGTAGTGCGTTCAGAACCATGATTAAGAAGAATATTACTACCACTGTTTACACCAAAATTAAGTAATATGTCTTGATCTTCAAGAGCTCCAACATTTTTGTTGCCAGCTCTTCTCATTTTTAAACTAAAATCACCTAAAGCATTAAGCCCTGGTGCAATTACAGTAGCTAATAATTTTCTTAAATGTGATAAATGCTCTACTGAATCTACTGAATTACCTTGTCTGTCGCCCCTACCTAAAGTATCAAAAATGTCTAATGCATTATGCCCAGACAATATTTCACTATCTGACTCTACAAAAGTCTCTGGATTAATATCAGAATCAACACTTGAGTTTAATGGTTTTGGTTTGTTTTGTTCAAAAAACTGTTCAACATCTTTTGTTAAAAACAACTCATCTAATAAATCAAATTCAGGGTCTTGTATAACGTCAGGATTTAAAATATTGTCCTTAGCTGATGTCTCTATTCCTAAATGATCTGATCTACGAAGTATTTCTTTAAACAACACTTCTTTATTTTCATTCATAAGTTTTTGTGTTTCTTTAACACTTTTTAACATTGCTGCTAAGTTTGTATTAAATAATACGTTACCTTCTGAATCATCTTTTACTATTTCACTAAATTTTCTACGTGCTGCTGGATTAGCTACAAAAGCAGCAATTGAATTCTCAAGCATAAGTACAGCATTATCAAACATTGAGTATTCATAGTTAATTGCAAGAATTGCTTCATTGTAATCTTGAGCATGAGAAGTAGCGTTAAGTATGTTAGAAAAAATTGCATCAAACATATGCATTACAGGAGCTTTACCTAAAATAGTGCGCATAACTGCATCATCAATGCCCTGTATAAGCCTAGCTATTAAGCTAACACCAGGAGTTTGATCTAAGCTTACAGATATACCAGAACTTGTGCTTTTAGCGCCTCTAGCGCTGTTTGGTAGCCTTACTGTAACTTTATCAACGCCACTATCGTATGTACGTTTCTTATCTCTTTTATAACCGTAAAGTCTTTCACTATCTTTGCTTGTATCAAAGAATTTTATAAATGGTTGCAAGCCTTTTAAAGTAGGATCATTATCTAAAAGTTCCTGCATGTCGTTAGTTGTGTAATCAATACCGGCATTTGCTCTATACCCTTTTTCTGCAATTTCTTGAAATACTTTCCATACATGAAATACAGTATTACCTACGTCATTAAGCTGACCCCCTAATCCAGCAAAGTCATTACCTATTTTAGACATACTGCTAATTAAAGCTCCTCCATAAACTTTATTAACCATAACACGGAACTTAATTTCTTCTGGGCTTCTGCCGTACAAACGATACCCGGCAGGTACAGCGTTACCTTCAGCATCTGTTGAAGCAGGTTTCCATTTAGTATCTAAAATAAAACTTTTATAATTAGCTTCACTTATTCTATCTTCACTAATTGCACGAACTTTAAATGGATTTTTACCACCCATTGTTTTGTAATCTGTCTGCAATACTGCATTTAATAATGCTAAAGCCTCTTTACGTACATTAAAATCAGTGTCTGTAAGCTTTTCATAAAGCATAGTTACTGCAGAATCTATGTAACTTTCTTTTAATGCTGCTTCACCTGCACCGTAGTTACTTTGCAATACTGGATCTTTAGCTTGATCACGGTCAGGGTATCCTAAAAGATTAATAAGACTTGCAACTTCTGGCACGTTTGCATTGTGCTCAGATGCTTTAATATCTTCTGCCCACAAATTAGCAAGCATTACATAGTTATCAGCATTCTTTTTACCGTACTTAATGAAACTAGTGTCAGTGTCGTATAAACCACCAGCTCTTAATTTTATTAAAGCAGATTCAGTAAATAAACCAGCATTAAGAAGACTTAAAATTAAACCACTAGTAGTCGCGTCTGTTTCTATGCTTATGTTAACTGTGACATTTTTATTGCCGGTCTCTACTGCTTTATAGTATTTACCTAGCGCTATTAAACCCTCTACTGCTAAAGTACCTTCTAAACCATATTTAGCTGCAACAACAAAAGGATTAGCACCTTTTTGTACTTCTCTACCTGCTTTTCCAATATCGTTTCTTTTGTTTACAACACCATCGCCTATTACACGTTCAAAGTTTTTATTTATCTCTAAGAAACTATTTTTATCAACAGAAAGCTTAGGATTCTCTAAAAGAGCTTGAGTTATAGCAACTTTAAGCATTTGCATGTGATATGCATTATCTAGATCCAAATCTTGTTGAAAGCTCTCTCCTGTAGTGCTATCTGTTGGATATATAAGATGCCTAATTATCTTAGAAGACTGAGGAGATACAGCCGATTGTGCCATACCACTTCTGCTGTTATTCCAGCTGTTATAAGTATAGTAAAAATCATCTTGTTTCTTTTCTGCTAATATGTCAAAAAACGTTATAGCATCTTCAATTTCTCGCAGTATGCTGTTATTAACAGCTTCTGCAGCTTCTTTTGCATAAAGTGGTACATCCTCCAAACTTTCTTTGTATCCTGAAATATCTTTTAAAGCTTGAATAGTTTCTTCACGAGAGTCTCCGTTTAATAACTCTATAAATTCTGGTTTAAATCTCCACTCAACAGATTGTGCATAATCAAGATCCTCACTAACTTTCTTAGGAATCTTAATATTAGTGTTTAAATATCTAGTATTTTCATTAGTTTTACTAGGAATAAGAGATGGAAAATCCTTTTGTGATTCTAAATTAAATAATTTATCCATAACACTTGAAGTAGAAGATTCTATTCCAGCATCTGTAATAGAATAATCATCAATCATTTTACGTACTTTTGGTGCTACTATTTCTTTTTTACCTACTTTAACTACCGCTACTCTTACAAACTGTACTGTGTTTTCGCTTTCAGCTGTTCCAATACTAGATTCTTCATTAGCATTGTTAATGTTCTTACTGCCTTTACCATCATAATTAATAGTCTCTACATCTAATGCGGAGCGGGGCAGCGAAGGTCGTGTTACTAAGCCCATTTCTTCAAGCATAAGAATTGAGTGTAAACCTAATGACGTAACTAATTGTGCTTCTAAGTTTTTATTTGCTGCACCTGTACCTTTTAAACCCAATTGTTTAACAATCATAGAGCCTATAAGATCAGCCATATTTGATTGAGTTGTACCTATTCTACGAAATGGTGCCATCTGTCGGTTAGTTAATTTAGTTCTGCTATCTAAACCTAATAATTGTTTTACAGCAGCGTCATCATTCCATAGTAAACCAGTGCCCATAGTGCTCAAATAACTGTAAGCGCTCATAGCCATAATGCTTAATATATTTGGATCCAGGTATCCTGTATTAACAATATTTCCATCTTTATCTGTGTAACTTATTTGCTTTAAAAGATAGTTTATTGGATCTTCAACAAGACGGTCTTCTTTTCCTTTTTCACCCGTCCAGCTATGGTCTATAGCTTGATTCCCAGTTTCACTAACACTGTCTACGGTGTATTTAATTACTTTAGCGCTAGCTTTAACAAATTCATCATTAAACCTTACAAGAATGTTAACAGTTTTTAATTCTTCTTTGCTCATGTTTAAAAATGCAGAGTTCTTTTTAATAGCATTAAAAACATTACGAACTGTTTTAAATAAATTGCGCTTGTTTAAAGTCTCTTTGATTACTTCATCAGACTTAGTTTCTTTTTCTTTTTTGGCTTGGAAAACACTAGCTATTGTCTTACCTAATCCAAGTGCAACATCATAAGATGTTTGCCAAATAGTATTCTGTACAAACTGTACATTCTTAGCCCCAGGGTTAACAGCAGCTACATGCTCTGGATCAATGGATGTGCCTTTAAGCATATCATTGACTAATTCGTACACCTCTAACTCTGCTACTGAAGCAGTGGTATCTACTTTCTTTTGTTCAGCAGCTACTACTTTATTGAGCTCAGTTATTTCTTTGTTCCAAGTGTCAATAATTTTAGCGTATTTAGGGTCGTTCTTTTTACCTTCATTAAATAAACTATTTAACTTATCTTGTACAACAAGTACTGCTCTTTTAGCTAAAAGCAAACCTACTGAAGTATTACCCACATTGGGGTCAATTGTTTCAGGTGCTTTACCTATATTCTTATCATTAAATACCACTCTTAAAGCTACAAGATTAGCCTGTGCTTCCATTTCAATAGCTGTATTGCTTAGATACTTATTATTTTTTGCTTCTTCAGTTGTTAAACCACTATCTGTTGCATGTGATCTGCTTTTGTCAGACATGTAGTCATTAATGTGCAACACGCCTTTATTAACAGGCTTATCATGCTGTTTAAAATGATACATTTCGTGTTGTATAACAAAATTAACAACTTCTTCTTCAGTCATGCTTTCTAATAAAGCTAAAAAGTCTATGCCGTATTTAGCGTTCATAAACGTTGTTACAATACTTTTTTGTTGTCCAGTAGGTGTTGTACTGTTTTTAAGATATTCTAAAACTTCTGCTTTAGTTAACCCTTCTTTAACGCGTATAACACGATTTACAACATCAGCCCTAGCTAGTGCTCCATCTAAGCCCTCTATAACTCGTAATATTGTAGGCATTGTTTTTGCATTAGATACAAGTGGCTCTTCAGCCACTGTAGCCTCTTCTGAGGCGACTGTATCAGCTACCTTAGTTGGGCGCTTAACTTGCTTAGTAGTTGTCTCAGAGGGCTCTATAAGAGCTCCTAAGTCCTCTGTAGTTACAGAGCTAGTTGTAGCTTTAGAACCTTTACCGTCATCACCTAGATATTTCTTTATTGCAAGAAGATCTGAAATAGCATCTTTGTACTGTGCTTTCTCTTTACTTGTACGCACAGTAAGGTTTTGAATATTTCTTGCTCTATCACGCAATCGTGCACGTAACGTTTCTAAAACATCATTACCTATGTTTTTTAAAGCTTTACCTGCTCTTTTGCCTGTTTTAAATAAGTAATCACCTGGACTAACAGTTGGTTCGACTGAACTAACATTTGGTTCATTATATCCAGCAATACTACTTGCTAAACGCGCTACTCGTCTATTTGCGCTAGCTAATTTTTCTTTGCTAGTTATATTCTTTGCTAATAATTCAGCTGATTGTGCATTATCTGTATTATTATTTATCGCTAATTGTGATTCATCAACAGCTTTTGTATATTTTAATACATCAGCTTCTGCATCTTTTAAATTCTTTGGTGCTGCTTCTCTTACTCTTTTTTGTAAAGGGGTTTCAGAACGTGGCTTAGCAGCTTTATTTTCTGTTGTTGGCTCTACAGTAGCTTGATCAGTATCTATTTCCCAAGGAGGAAGTTCAGTTTCTACGCTTTTACCATCGTCACCTAAATATTCGTTAATACCTAAGATATCAGAACGAGCACTTTTTTGACTTGCTTTAATACTGTTAGCTGCTTGTGGAGATATAATATTACCAGACTTTACTCTAGCATTATTTTTTTCCATTCTAATACGTAAATTTTCTCTTACTTTTCCAAGTTCTTCATCACTATAATCTGTTAAAGCTTTACCGGTACGGCCTCCTAAATTAGATGACCCAAAAGTATACCCAACAGCAGGTGCGCTAGTACCATTTACTGTGTTATTAACTTGAGCTAAGTAACTAGCAATTATTTTATTTTCTTTTGCAACTTGGTTCTGTAATGATTTAATTTGCCCATCATTAGTAGAGTTCCATACTTTACCTACGCTATCTTCTGTAAATCCAAATTTAGCAGTATCTAGTATCTTAAATTCAGTGATATGGCCTTTTTCATCTTGAGAAACAATCTCAATTTTAGATGGTACACCAGGAGTCTTACCTGCTTTTAAATCTCGGTTATGCTGCCATACAGCTTGAAAAGTATCAGCTTTAACTTTCATATACTCAGCAAACTGAGTAAATTTACCTAAGTTTTGAGAAGCTGTAATTGTATCTCCACTAGCAGCTGCAGCTTCAATACCACGAACATGCTGCAAAACACCTATGAATACACCGTTTTCTCCATCTATTACATTACTTGATACTTCTTGCATGTCTTTAACACGCTTAATGTACTCAGTTACAATAGAACGTTCTTCTTGGCTAACGTCACCTTCTTCTAAAAGAACTGTGGCTTGCTCCTCTGTAATAGTATCAGAGGTTTTCATGCTGTAAAGAATGCTACCTTTAAGCTTTTCACGGCTTTCTGGAGAAAGGGCGGCTACTATTCCCTTTTTAAGATTTTTTTCAATCTCTAGCGCAATATCATCTTCATTTAATCCTGCACCAGTTTCTTGTCTCTTAGTAAGATTATCAGTAATAGCAACTTCTATATCTACTAATTTTTGAAAGTCTGCTAATAATTCAGGGGATGTTTTATCAGGATTAGCTTCAATATCAGCTAATGCTTCAGTTATTAATGTAGATATAGTAGACGCGTATTTTGTAGCAGCTTCTACTGTGCCTTGAATGTCTTCAGCATTATCTTGTGAAAACTTTAATGCTTTAAATACAAGACTGTCTGGATCACTTCTTTTTTCCAGTCTACCTTCTTCTAGTTTTTCTAAGGCTTTACCTGCAGATTCTCGTATATTTTTTACTAAGTCACTTTCTTTAACATCTGTACTTACTCTTTTAGTACCTTTAACAACATCTTTTATACCTACAGCAGCTTGAGCTGGAGATACTGCTATTGCCTCTATCATTCCTTGTTCAATTATTTTAACTTTATCAAGTCCCTCAAGACCGCCTGCAACACCTGCTTGTTCAGATAGTTCTGTTCCAGCTCCTGATACAAACTCTTGTACAGGTTGTATAGCAAGGCCAGCTGTTTTTGCAGCTATGTTACTAGTGTATTGTGTAAGTATTTTAGCGCCTTTAGGAGCACCAGAACCAAGCTTAGTTGTAATTTTGTTTATTAAATTAGTAGGTATTACTTTTACACCTTTTAAAGCTATTTTATCTGAGAAGAAATCAAAAAATACTGCAGCCCCGGCACCTGTGTTTAAAATTTCTTTATCTTTTCCTGTTGCTCTATATCCATTTATTTTTACAAATTCCTCCATCATAGTGTCAGCATGCTTACTATAAGCTGCCATAACTGTAGGAGCACTAGTAAAAGGATTAACCATTGCTAACATTTGAGGTAAAGAGTTTGCAAACATCTCTATTGCAGAACCTGGGTTATCTAAAGCTACTGTAAATATACCATCTGCCATTACCCCAATACTTTTTGCATAATTGCCATTTTCATAAAACTCACTCGCTTCTACTGCGTATGGTTCTACTTGTCTTTGAATTTTACGTTGTCCTGCTTTATTTACTTTAGATGCTACTACTTCAGAAACGTTTTCAAGAAAATCGTAAGTAGCAACTGCACCATCAATGTTACTTTCAGCTCTTTCTCTTACTTGACGCTTAGTAGGAGTTCTCTCTAAAGCCCATTCAATTTCTGATAAGTTAGATTTTGCTTGCCAACTATCTGGTGATTCATTTAAAGCTGCTAATGCGGCATCACGTTGAGCAACTAATTCATCATTATATGAACTATCTAGCATATTAGTTATAGATTCTAATTCTGCAGACAAGTTAGCAATTTCTGTTGGATCAGTTGCTTCAGCTAGCAAAGATTGCAGTTCTTTATCTCTTAATAAAAATGGAGCTAAATTTGCAGTGTCTGCTTCTTCGTCTATCATGTCACTAGCTGGCGCTTGTACCCAGCCTGTAGTTAAGTCAGTTATGCCACTTCCTAAATTAAGAGCAACGTTACCAACGTATTTAAAAGGATTATCTATTTCTTGAATAAACGCATCTTTATCTGCAACTAATTCTGCTGCTCCTCCTTGCGAATTAAGAAAATCATCTTGAGATTGCGTTGTTCCTGCGAATATGTCTCGATAAGTTTTATTTAAGGCAAGGTTTTTTTCTTTTTCTGTTCTAGCACTTAATAGATTCTCTGCTTTACTAATAGGAGCATTATCAAATGCACTAGTGTTTCCACTAGCTACATCCATTGCTTCTTGAAAGTAATCACGTGTGGCAGGCTGCACAGAAGTATCTCTGGCTTTTAAACTAGATTCTGCAAGTTTAATTTCTTGATTAGGATCGTTTAATGGAGTATTCAATAAATCGTTCTGAGCCATGTTTTTTGCCTACAATAGAAAAAGGGGCATTATCTGCCCCCTTAGTTTACTTAAATGTGCTAATCATCTCAAGTTATCTTAGGATCTTACTCAACACCTAAAGCTTTGTTTATCATTCTTACAGCATTACTAGTGTTTCTAACACCTGAAGCTTTTAATGCACCCGCATTAGCTGTTGAGACTTCACTACTACGAGCCATCTCGGCTTTTAGTATATCCTCATCTCGTAAATCTTTAGCTTCTATTAGCTTATCTAGATTAGCTCCTCGTTCTTTTAAATTAGTTTGATTGCCAAGGAACTTTAGAAAATTAGCAACATTTACTGTTTTATCTGCCCATGTCTTACCCGCTTCAGTATTTGCGTCTATTGAGAGTATGATTTCTGAGTCTGTAAATCCGTTTGATTTTGCCTCTCTTATCAGTGTTCGTAATTCATCTTGAGCTACATTGCCTCTTCTCCATCCTTCTTGATTATCATCAAATCCCATTGCTACCATATGAGAATACGCACTTCCTTGAGCATCTTGAGAAGCTTTTAGAGCTGCTGGATCAACCTGATAACTTACTACTGCATCTCGGTAATCTTCTACTATTCTAGCTGTAACAGTCTTTAAAGTTTTATCGGCAGCAGAAGTTGCTGTAGCTAAATCAGTAGTTGCTTTCTTACTTAATTCTATCCCCTGATCACGAGTAATCTGTCTTAATTGGTTTGCTAAAACTCTTTCTTGCTCACCTAATGAGCCAAATTCTTCACCTAATGAAGATGTTTCTGCTGTATTAAATTGGGTATTTCTATCAGCAAAGCTATCACCTGTACCAATATACCCAGCAGCCATTGCTCTTTCAGCAAAATCAGTTTTTGAAGCATCATCTAATTGATCTGAGAACGTTAAATTACCCATCTCATCAATGCCAATCATGCCTCTAAACTGTTCAGGTATACCTTGTTTAGCTGTTTCTAGTGCAGTTAAGTTAGTAGCCTTCTCACTTGCTATACGCTCTCGTGTGGATACAGCAACATTGTCTAATACTTTCTGTAGTGCAAAAGGTCTGCGTTCATCAAATGTACTAAGTACACTAGCTTCACTAATATTTGGATTATTTTTAGCAGCTTCTAACAATTTATCTCGTTCAGCTTCTAACGCTTTTATACCGTTTCCGGATGCAACACGCATAGAGCTAACAGCGCCCTGATCAAATAACTTTTGATCTTTATCTTTTGTAGCCGCTATTTGATTAGTAATTCTTGTCTGGTTTTCAGTGAAATTCAATGATCCAGGCACTAGGGCATCAAGTGCAGCTTCTAGTCCAGCAACGTTCATACCAGCTTGTTTTTGTACTTGTGCATCTGTAGCAGTTTGTGCCTCTTTATCTAGTGCAGTTTTTAAACCAGCACTTCCTTGCGTAATTTGTGAAGAAACATCTAACCAAGAGTCTTTCTCATTAGCTGCTGCTACTTGGTTATTTATGGCTTTAACTTCATCAACAGTTGTAGCGTTAGCATAGCCAGTGCTTATTTGTTCATTAAATTGATCTTGAAACTCACCACGCATTACACCACGTTCTTTATTAAAAGATTGGCTTAGAGCATCTGCATCAATACGTTTACCGTATCCTTCTAAACCTGTGGCAGAAATATCACCTTGCATAGCATTTAATTCAGATAAAGTGCCAGCACCTTCTAACCGACGACGTAAAGCTGCAGTGTTTACATCGCTATCTTCTTGAAGTCGAGTCTCTACTCCCTTATCGTAAGCTGTAAGACCACCTTGGATTGTCTGCATTGATTGTTTCCACAGATCTCCTGCAGTACTCATTGCGTTAACTGCAGTAGCTCCACTTGGAGTGCTTAATTGTGTCCATTTAGGATATGCCATACTATATATTCCTGTAATGCTAAGCTTTACGTTGTTGAACGCCACGCTCACTGACATAACGATCAGCAGCAGCTTTTGCTTGTTCTGGACTCATACCAGATTCAGCCATTCTAAATTGTTGCCTATCAAACATTTGATCATTTTGTAACGCTCTTTGAGCGGCATACTGATCACCATAAGATTTTTGCCTAAAATCTAAATCTGCAGCACCTAGTTGCATTGATTTGTTACCTAAATACATAGAGCCTAAAGCTGATATGCCAGCAATACCTGTTGCTGCTTTACCTCCTACACCACCCCAGCCCCAAGGAGTAGTTTGACCCAAAGTACTATTGCCACCGTTAAGTAGGTTACCAGCAGCATTTTTAGAGCCGTAGCCGCCATAACCGGGATGTCCACCACCCATTGAAGGTTGGTAATTTTGCAATTGAGCTTGAGCTGGTGAATACATTCTAAGCTGATCTTGAGGCTGCTGCGAGTTTATTGTACTAATATTCCCTGGAGCCATGTTATCTAAAAAACCCATTTGTTGTCTAAAAGGGCTGTTGTAACCGTTGTTAATAGCCATTAAGGTACTCCTAAATACTTTATTAATAGTAGTTTACATTGTTATTACTAGTTAAGCTAATGGACTTAACTGAGGTAGCGTTAATTTAGTATCAAAATAATCTCTTATTTGATCATATACTAATACACCTGGATTAGTATTTAAAGTTCGTGCATAAAAAGTGCTGGGCTCTTCGTAAGTGTTTATGTTTGAAAGATTAGCAGAAAGCATGAGATCACTATAATCTGGCTCTTCTAACAATTCTCTTTGTTCTTCTAACTCTTTCCATTGTTCTGCAGAAGTCTTTAAAAAATCCTGTAATTCATCTGATAACTCTTCCATTTGTTGAGCTTGATAAGCAGTTCCTACTGCGCTTACAGCATTTATTAAATTTATCGGGTTTGATAAAGCAAATGTATCAGGGTTAAATCCACCTTCAGGATTAGCTGTTACTACTATTATAGCTAATTGTACCGCAGCTCTTAGCCACGGATCATCAATTGCAACCATTACTTGTTCTAATGCAAAACTAATAACTACAGCCTTTATAAATGCTGCATAAAAAGCAGTTGCAGTAAATCCACCATCAACAGCTGTAAAATATAATGTTATTAATACAAAAATTGCTAAGATTACAAGTCTTTTAATCTTTCCCCACAGTTCTTGGTACCATTTTAAATAAAATTCGTACAAGCTGTGACTAACTACTACAAAACTTTCTGAAAATATTTGCTCTTTATAATGAAGTAAAGGTAAATTTGCTAATACTCCGTGTATAAGGGGTATACAAAAATTATCGTAGTCTAATGAAGCAGGGTCAGTTGATACTGCTATAGCTACAGATTGTCTTCTACCTGAAGGGTAATCTACCGTTGTACTTGCGCTAATTCCTGTTATAACCAATCTACGGTATGTATTTTCCCCGTATGCACTAGGCGCTGTTAAAGTTATTGTTCCACCAGCTGCAACTGTACTTCCGTAAGACGTGCTATACCCTGATACAACTGTATTAGCTATTCCATTAAAATTTAACTGAAAGTTGTAATCACTTTCTGAAATATTTACAGAATAATTAGTAGCAGTCCAGTTAACAGCACCGGTACCTGGATCCAAATGATTTAAATATATAGCATCAAAAAACTCAAATAAATACGCTTTGCCTGCCTGAGTACCTGTATTAATGTTAACTGCATTTAATAAAAATATATCAGTTATAGCGTTGTCTTCATCACCAACATCTGTTGGTACACCTTCCTTCATAGCTTCAAATACTTTTTTAAAAGGAAAAGCTATAGTGTCTAGTAATCTTGATGCGTCGTCATACTCTTCTTTACGTGATGCTGCGTCTATATACACGCCGTCTAACATTAAAGGATAAATTGGATATGCTACAAAATCATTAGCATTTGCGTACGTGCTAAAAATGTCATGAAAAAGATTTGCATCTTTAACAGCCGGGTGATACAACTTTATTTTAGGCAATCCCAGGTGTAAGTAAGTATATATTAATACTTTTGTATTATACCCAGCAGGTCTAATACCTACTTTATTAGTAGTACTAATAACTGTGTTGCTACTGTTTCTAACAGTTTCTACGTATGAAAAAGTAGTGTCATCTATTATTGCAGCAGCAGTGTACGCTTTAGTAAGCGTTGCACCGTATTCTGTGTAAGTAAAAGAGTGTACTGAGGTATCGTAAGTGCCAATAGGACTTTGTAACGAATCAAGAAGCTGTATAGCTGTAGGAGTGTTGTACTCAGTGTTAGTTATTGCAGGGACGCCTTCAGGAAAAGCTAAACTTATAAAATAACTTTCATCTCTTAATGGACTAGACTGAGTAACTGTAGGAAGTTTGTGCACATAAGATTGCTTAGCTGCCTTTAAATATGATCTAGCAGAAGTATACTTATTATTAATTACTGCACGTCTAACAGCTTCACAAGGAGTTAATCCTCTCATTGAAGCCGTCATTACTGCCCCACGTATAGTAGGGATTGTTTCTACTATTTCCCCAAATATAGGGGAAGTATATGCAAACGCATCTCGATGCCACCCCATTTAATACTCCACTAAGGTGTTAGGCTTGAGTATTCTAAGCCAGAGCTTTTAACAGCATTTTTTAATACGTTACCAATTGATGCATTATCAATAGGAAGAGTGTAAGTAGTACTAGTTGGATCAGATCCTTTAGCAATCTGCCAAATTTCGCTGACTAACTTAGCTGCTTTTTGTTCTGCATCTCGTGCAAATCCATCTTTTTGAGCAGTGTAAAGATCTTGCTGTCTAGTTACTAATATTGTTTGCTGAACTTCAGTTAATGCTTTCTTTTCAAGCATAGTTTTTTCAGCAGTTAATTTAAGAGCTTGTTGAGCTTTTATTATTAAATCTTGAGTAGAGTTTAAGTCTGTTCTAGTAGTATGGGCTTCTTGTTCTAGTTTCTGTGCATCAGATAGTGCTACTGCACTTGTAATCTGTTCACGTTGTTTAGTAGATGTGTCTAAACCATCTTGTAACTGAGTATTAGCCCTGGTAGTACCGTCAACAGCTTCAGCCATTTGTACATGTAACAAGTCAATTTGACTGTCCATTTGCACTCGTTGTTTAAGGCTAGTAGTTAAAGTATCTGTTAGTTGGGTATTAGCACGAGCAGTACCATCTAACTGTTCTTGTATTTGGGTATCTAATAAAACCACACGTGAGTTTATCTCTTCACGCTGTTTTGCATTAGTAATTAAAGTGTCATTTAATTGAGTAAGAGCAAGCTCTGCTTGCTGCTCACCTAATACAAAAGATACTGATTGTTGCATTGCAGATTGCACAGCACCAAGATAAACAGTTGCATATTCAGCACCTTTTATACGACCTTTCGTATATTGATCGTCTAAGTGAGCAGTTACTGCTGCCATTAACTTATCAAATACACCTGTACCTGATAAGGTTCCTGCAGTAATTTCTGTTATATCAATAGTGGGCATAATATTACCTTAAAATTTAATAGTAGATGTATACGTAGCATCTACAGCAACTGCATTTACATTGATGACATGAGCTACATTAGTAGAAGTTAAAACTTCGTATCGCCATATGCCTTTTTTGTTTAAAACATCTGAGAAAGATATTTCACCTGCTGCTAATAAAGTAGGAACAGCATCAGTCGTTAAAGAGATGCTGCCAAATATACCATCAGGATCTACTGATCTTACGCTTATAGCATCTGCTGCTACCTCAGCTGTTTTTAGTTGAGGACGTGTAATTGTAAAAGAAACAGTAGAATCCACGGTATACATATATTTTTCCTATTATTCGTCGTTAACTAATGCTTGCTGACGAGTTAAATTACGTAGTTCTTCTGGTGTTAAAGGAGATAAAATTTCAATACTAAACTCTGGTACTAATTTACTTTTACGAGTTTTAGCACCACTAGGACTAGTAGATGTGTGAAATACAGAACATTTACGTTCTTTAATCATGTTATAAATAATGTTTGGTACATGCCAACCATCTGGTGCATCAAACGGTACAAACTTTTTAAATGTACCCAATTTAGCTGAACCTACAGAAAAGATTTCTCCTTCCCAGTTCTTCTTGTTTGGATTCATACATGTAATTCGGATACGTATAAGAGCAGCTGCTTCTTTACGTTTTTCAACAATTAACTGTGACATACTTAATTTAGTAGATCTTACTGGCTCTACTACTTCTTCAACTGGGGATAATTTTGCATCCACTAGCTTACGTAACTTAGCTACTCCAGTGTTATGTCGATACTCAATGCCTAACTGATCTGCTCTTGCACGAAGAGATTCAATTTCAGTTGGAATTTCATTTTCGTCTTGTTCAATTTCTAGGTGTTGACTTGTTTCGTTCATTTTACATCTACCTTTTAGAAGAGGGTGATACCTCTGTATATGAAAAAACCTCCCCGTTAAGGGAGGTTATATTATACCGCTACTTTATACTTCAGCAACAGTCTTAAGTAATGCTAAGCGCTCTGCTCGCAAAATCATAGTACCGTAGTACCACTTGATGCTGTAGAAGCCAGTCTCGCCGTATGGGTCAGAAGAACTGTGGTTCTCACTGGGACGTACGTGCTTGATCTTAAACTTAACAGTCTTACCATCAGTTTGGAAACCGACAGTAGTAAACGCGCCATCACCAACAACTAACATTGGAAACACGTCGTACTGAGCACTAGTTGAATGATAACCGGCATCATCAGCAGTTACTGCAGCGCCAACACCAGCAAACTTCATCATCTCAGGAACTTCAACGATGCGGAAAGCATCTACTGCACCAATTTCACCACGAATTACAGTGCCAGCCTGTGCGTACTGTGCAACAGGAATAAAAGCCTTGTTATTGTGGTAATCAGTCATTTTCATGAGTGCAGGAACTAACTCAGATCCAACGTACATAACACGAGCAGCGTTAACTACTTTAGTGTCTACCATCCGCGAACCAGAGATAACTTTGGTTTGCTTAGGCGTACGGTTATTGTTTAGCTCAATGCTTAACTTAACTAGATCATCATAATCTACTTTAGTAATACCAGCAGTTTCGCCAGACAATGTTGCATTACTAGTTGCAACACCTGCGTAACGAACTACACCAGCACCGTTTAACAAATCAATCTGAAGTTGGTCTTCAGTGATTTCGTTAGCAGCTTTAACAGACTCAGTAGTAAGATGCTGCATTAGCTCTGAATCAGAATCAAAGTCCATAGACTCCTGAGAGTACTCATCGAAGAAACCAAACTTCTCAATAGTACCTTCTAATTCTAAACGCTTCATACCAACGCGGTTAACACGGCCACCAGCTTCAGTTAAAGCAGGGATTTTAGCAGTAATAACACCGACGTCTTTAGAAGAGCCATACAAGTTACCGTTTGCATAAGAAGCACCGGCACCATCAAGACCTTGTCCAGTGACGTTACGATCGTCTAAAATAGGCATGTAATGGAAACGTTTAATGGTTTTACCCATGTTCTTAGGCATTGCAGTAACGTCAGCTAACTGGCCAAAGTATTGCTCTTTTGCGGCTTCTACGAGAGCCTTTTTCGCGTAGAAATCCGTCCTAATCTGACCACCAACGTCAGAGGCTGTCCCACCTTTGGGATCGTTATATGTCAAACTCATAATCATACACCTTCTATTAAATAGTGATTAAACAAACTTACTAGCAGACATCTTCTCAAATTCTTCATCACTCATACTGAGCACGTCAAATTGAGGAGCTGTTTTACTAGTCTTACTTTTCGTAGAACCTGCAGCTTTTCGCTTATTAGCCAGCTTTGGGTCTACGGGATTGTTTGTCTTATTAACACTATTTGATTTAGATGTACTAACTGGTTGGGTTGGGGTGGCCTGTACAGGGTCACCAAAACCTCCATTAGAATTGATCGCATCGCCTACTTGTTTATAAGCCTCAATATCAGAAAGACCACTTAGTCTCCCTAAAATTCGCTCCCGTTCTACTACTTCACTTACTTTTTTGTATATCCCAGATCCAACATGCTCGTTGATAACCTTAATTATATTAGGGTCTTTGGCGATCATATCTTTGGACGCTTCGTCCCACTTATTACCAATGATATCAATAGTAGTGTTAAAAGAACTTGTGTCTCGAATGTCATCGAGTATTCCGTCTAGTGCTACTTCGTTATCAGAGACATTGTAAGCATTGGGTTTATACGCAATATTTTCAGTGTCAATATCTAATGGATCAAGTCCACTATCCTTCACTAACTTCTTGACTGCTTCAGGATCTTTTTTACTGAGATCAATCAAGTAGCTAAGTTTCTCTTCGTCTAGCAAGCCATGGTTGTCTAACATTTTAACCATTTTAAGATTAGGCTTTAAAGCAGCCATCTTCTTGTTATAGTTAGCACCCATTTGCATCAATGACCTGGCATCTTCTACCGTGTCTACTTTGATGTCCTTACCATTAGCCTTAAATGGGCTAAGTAACTCTTCATACTGAACTTTATAGTCTATTTCCCCTTTAGAGTCAATATCAGCTTCTGTACTGTCTCTAGAACCATCGTCTGAAGGGTTTTCAGTATCGTTAGTATCATCTGTAACAACTTCTTCAGATGCAGCTTCAGGGACTGTACCAGCCCCTTCAGCTGCTTCATCTGTACTGTCATCATCAGATGCATGTTCTTCATCATTGTCTTCATTTTCTTCTTCCTCAGTTTCTTCAGTTTCTTCTAAGGTATTTTCTTCTACCTCATCTTCGACTTCGTCTTCTGGAGGTGAAGTAGCAATTTCTTCTTCTGATTCTAACCGAGCCATTTCTGCTGCAATAGCATCATTAACTTCGTCATCAGGTAAATCTAAAGGATTAACAGCAGCTGATTCTGACATGTTACAGCTCCTCTGCTAAAAGTTCTTGACGAGTTTCTTCGTCTTCTTTAATTCCCTGCTCTGCCATTCGACCTATTTGCATAACAGTATTTAGGTATTGTCTAAAATGACCAACAGCTGTAATTCCATCATCAATAGTTTTTTGTAAACTATCACTTTGCATAGCAGGATCAGCACGTAAAATAACTAAACGACTTGCTTCATCTACAAAATAACCAGTATCTACTAACCCTTGAAAATCTTTATTACTTATAAGACGTAATAAACTTTCCATTTTAGCTACGTCTTTACGTGCAGAGTCAATACTAACTTCAATTTGCTCAATTTCATTCATTTCAATTTACCTTTGTGTCCCCCAGCTTTACCTGTAGGTTATCTTGGTTAAGTTTAAATACGAGGTTATTGTGCCTCGGCACCTTTTAACATTCCGTCTGCAGCTTTTAAATCTAACTGCGCACGTCTGTCAAAATCTTTCTTCTGTAACTCTTTATCTACATCAACTCCAGATTCACGTTCTAAAAACGCTAAATCTTCAGTATCTGATTTACTCTCTAAGTTACGAGTTTTAGCCATCTTAAGTTGGACGTCTACTTGATTTTCTTGGGCTTTAGCATTTTCGTTAGCAACTTGTGCTCTTAACAGCTCAACTTCTAATGTAGCTCTTTCTTCTTCAAGTGGATTAGGTTGTGGCTGATATTCTTTAATTCGTTTAGCTAATGCTGGCATTTTACGAAGCATAGCAATTTCTTCCAATAGCATCTGACCCATAGATGGATCCATAGAGTTACCCATAGTCTGTAGCATAAATGCTAACTCTTGAGCTTTCTCGTTATCTGTTTCAGCAGTGCTAATAGTTAATCTAAGATCAAAGTTACCTGCTAAATCATCTCTACGTACTTGAACAAACTCGTCGTTTGTAATGCGTATAGTTTCTTCTTCCGATAAAAATTCTGCATTCATTGCTAAAATCTTACGGCCAGCTTCACTAATACAAGTAGCTAATCGACGTAAGATACCTAGCTCACGCTTACTTGTAGCGTCTAGTGTTCCACGAATGCCGGTAGCTGTATTGCCAAGTGCTTGACCACTTAAGCCAGAAGAAAATGCTTTAACACCTGTTAGTGATTCTGCTTCTTGATTTTGTAGCCCTATCATTGTTTCAGCTGACTTAGGAATTTCCGGGTAAGCACCCATATGAAATGCCTGACGTGGATCTACCTGGGCGTTAAATTCATAATCTAAACCTCGCTCATACTTACGACGGTTAGTTACATCAAGAGCATCTTTACGTATTCCTAGTTGTCCGTTAGCTGAGCGGCCCATGATATCAATCATGCCACGAGTTACAGCACCTACAATTTTTTGATTATCTTCTAGTAATGCACCATCTGGTTCACCATAGCTAGAGTTACGCTTAGGTAACATCTGAGCCATGACAAACGGAATCTTTTGATCTGGGAATGGATTCGATTCCATTCTAATTATTGTGTCACCTACATAAGTAGCAACAATAGGCTCTACTATGCCTGTTTTATTAATATCCCAATAACCCCAATACTCATACGCAACAAACTTCTGACGAGGTTTATCTTTAAAATTAAATACAGCTTCTTCCATAGTAGAGTGATGATCTGGCTCAGATAATAGTGAGTTACCAGAAACATTAATTTTATCTAGATTAGTATATCTACCATCTTTCTTAAGATCAGAAAGATCTGTTTCAAAGCTGTAAATTAAAAATTGTGCTTTTTCTAGATCACCTTTACAAGTAGGATCTACTAACACGTTATCTATATTACATACTTCAAGAGTAGGACAATTTTTAATGATTTGAGTTTCCTCAACCATCTCTGTCCCTATTTGTATTTGTTCTACCGGGGGCATTCCCTGAGCAGCCATCTGAGCTGCCATCATTGGATCCTGTATTTGGATCTCTTCCATAATAGGTTGTTCTACTTCTACAATCTTGTCTTCGTAATCCCAACCAACTCTTACAATAACTGTACCTTCGTCAACAGCAGCTCTTATAAATTCATCAATAAAACGATTCTTTTTAATTTTAGTATTAAACTGGTTGTTTAAAACTAATTGATTTTGTATAGCACTTGCTTTGTCTTCAAAAGTAATGGGCTCTACATTAAATACATCATCTGTAGATAAGAATGGTTCGCTAAGCGCAGCATAGCGCCATTCAGCTTGTTTGCGAATTAACTTAGGCGCTACAGCGCTACGCCCCGTGCGCTTTGCAATCTTAGCACTGCCTTCTATATTAAGATTATCTGTCCATGTCCTAACTTTGGCTAACTGTAATTGATGAGCAGGCAAAGCTTCAGTGTAGTCAGCTTTAAGATCAGCTACTTTAGGAGCATTTTCCCAATCAGCTAATTCAACAGTACTTTCACTGTATAGATTTTTATCAGATGTTTCATCTGAATATATCACTTGATCATCAAACTTTTCGGACATGTCGTCTATACCTTAAATAATTGCTGTATCGTACCACATACTAGATACATAATATAATCTTGAGCCTATTTCAACTTAATGCCGCTAAGCTTTCCTGAGACTAATTTAGTAAGTAATCCACGCATACCAAACTTAACAACATATACACCTATAACCAAATACTGATACCAGTCTGGCATAGAAGCAAATGATTCAAATGCTGCTGTAACTTCTTCTTGATAACCTACAAATGAAGCTGCTATAGGGATTAACAATAGCCCAATCATAATTTCGTCTAATAGTGATTTATCCATTTGCTTCATGGCTACAAGATCTAAATTAAAATCTTGAGTTTGTCCATTATCTGCCAACTTATGAGCAGCTTTAGCATTAGCAACTTTTACATCTGCTTCTGCTTCAATACCTATAATAGCTGCAGCAGACTTAGCCTTAGCAACATTATTCTTACCTTCAAGATATGTTTTACCAAGACTTGCAATAGGATTTAAAAAACTTAAGAAACTCATAACTAGTCCTTAATTTCAAAATGAGGCATATCTTGCCACGAATTCCACAAACCACCCCATTTAAGCTCGTAGCCTAATTGAGCAGATGCTTGTAACATAGCTGTAGCAATATGAGTAAGATGCAAATGATCCCAACTAGCTTTCCCATCTACGTACGCATATACATCTACTGCTTTACCTGTTTGATGGTAGGACTTATTAGTCCTTCCATCGCACTTAGATTTGCCGGCAGTAAATAACGCTGCTTGATCTTCAGTAGTTCGCAATCCTCCAGAAGAAGGAATACCAAAATCAATGTTAGATAACTTAATAGCAACTTCTACAATATCCATAAGCCTGCTATCAATGCCGGCCATATTTATTACACTGTTCTTACCTAATTGAAACATAATTATCCCCTCATCATAAATACTGCAATGCTTGTAGCAGCTGAAACCAAAGCTGCTATTAATATTCTAACAAACCATTCATTAGCCCCAGTAGACTTATCTACTACAGCTAGCTTTACAGCATGTTTATCTAAGGTATCGCTATGTTTATTTAAACGATTATCTTGTGTGTTGTTATGATTAAGTATTCCATCAATTTTAGTATCAATTTCAACTAGTTTGACCATAGCGTCTGCTAGTTTATCAATCTTGGCTTCTAACCTGTCGAACCTAGCATCAACTTCCATGCGAATCACCTGTGGTATTTTGACTAATTCTATCACTGTTGAGCTCCGTAATACCGACTTTGTGCCGTATATATTCACCGTGTTCACAGTGAAGAACTACGCACGTCATAGATCTATCAGATCCATATCCAGAATCAGCATGCCAATTGTCTACTGGACTCAATACATTCCAGCTTTCAACCACCATACCACCAATCTCTTTAGCCGTCTTGTGATGGATATGGCCCATCCAACAAAAACGATGTTCAGTTTCACCCCATTGCTTAGACATAGTGCGAGTAACGTGCTCATATACTTTTTGAGGTGTCATTCTATCACCATGATGTGTAACTATTAAATTTGATCCAAACTTATACGATACAAACTTAGACACATTATCTAGCACCTCTACACGAGGATCGTCCTCATACAAAACTTTCATCATAATATTAAGAGACAATGCAGCATCTCTATCATGATTACCACGGGCATTTAAAATTATTACTTTTTCATGCTTCTTTAGCATCATAGTAACAACTAATCTTATTAGAGCTCCTGCTGATTCATATGCTCTACTAAAATGCCCATCAACATCTAATATATGTCCACTTTGTGTGGTGTTAGTAGCATCATTTGCGTGTAAAAAATCACCTAAATTTACTAGTAATCCAGTCTGGGAATCTACTCCCCTGGTTATCAGCTTATCAAAAGCTTCTACTAACAAAGACTCTGCTTTGTCAATGTTGTAATCTTCTCCGCCTGTAATTGCGGCATGTGCCAACATCCCTAGATGATGGTCTCCTATAACATAACACGACATTAAGTCAGTATTAGTATTAATAGGTTTAGTAATAACAGTATGTTTACCTGTTAAATCTTCTGCTAAACCTTGAGCAAATGCTTTTATAGCTTCAAGCTCTGCTCCTTTCTTTAAGTCTGTTTTGACCCATTGACGTGATAAGTTTCCTTTATCATCATAATAACTACTAACACCTTTAACAATATGTGTATCAGGTGCTGTGTGCGTCATGTCGTGTTCAGGCGAATAACCTTGCTTAGCCGCTTTTGCTTGCACTCTGCGTATACATGAATACACAGTGGCTTCTGATAATTTTAAATTCTTTGCTGCCTGTGCTTTAGTCTTGGTTAATATAAGTGCTTCTAGTATTTCTAACTGTCTGGGCGATGCCCATTCCTTCAGTGAACTATAATCCATATTTTTCAACTTATAATTAATGTATATATATTATACACATATGTTTACCCTAATTAATAGTTACCTTAATTAAGCTAATTATAGAATCCCTTTTATATAAATTAGAACACCGACAAATGCAGCTAAAAAAATTACAATTAATATTGTTATTGCTAAACCTGTTTCTACATTGTTCTTTATCTTTTTGTTTCTTATCCTTTGTTTTGCTGCTTCAGCTTTTTGTTTTTCAAAAAACTCATCTCTAAATTGTTGATACTTGTAGTAACCAAGAAGTCCCTGTTTATTTAACATCCATTCTAATTCTTTTTCTTGCCTTTCTATTGCTTGCTTTGCCTGATAAGCAGCTAGTACGTCACCTGTACCTAGCTTTGCTTTTTGTTCAATAGCTTGGCTTGCACCAAAGTATTTAGTTAAAGCTGAACCAGCATCTGCTATCTCTTTACCGTTAGATAAAGTTTGTTTAATAACTTGAAATGCAGCATTGGCTATAGCTAGTTCAGCTAACATATCCATAATCTCCTTGTATACTCTTGTGGAATTCCGTAAGGCTCCCTAGAAGGTTGCACTACAAGATACTCCGCATTTACTTTGTAAGTCTGTGGCTCAACAAGAAGCCTTTGACCTACAGGTGCCAAATCAGGTGACACATGTACTGGGTACAATTCTAAAGGACTAGACCACATTAAATACTTTGTTTATTTTGTACACAAAATACAATTGTGGTCTGTATATCTGTATCCTTTTTTAAAGAATAACCAAGTAAAGGACTAACAACAAATTTGTAATCTAACTTTTTACCTATTTCTGCTAGCTCTAATCTACATGCTTTAAGAGTTGGATAACTATAAACTATTACAGGCATTGCAGGCTCTTTAGCGTCTATTAATATAGTAGCAATAATAATAGACCACATGTATTAATACCCTGGTCTTGCTTTCTTTTTTTTATGCTTTGCGCCTGCCATTACACTGCCATCAGGCATTACATGTGTTTTTTTAGGAACAGATTTTTTCTTTGGTGCTGCCATACTATTCTCCTACCATTTAATTTTATTACTCAGGATCTGCTTCTGCTTCTGGCTCAACCCAATCTGGGTTAGCAGCCCATGTTGTGCCATCAAAAGTGTGTTTGCATCCAGCCCAACCAGAGGGAGATGTTACGCCCTCAACCAAGGTACAGTTACTTGTATTCATATCTCCAATAATAAAATTAGGAGTTGTAATAGAATCTGCACCCATAGTAATAGCCACTGAATTAGCAAACATATACTTGCTGATGTTTGTGTCGTTCTCAATAATCGTCTTCATGTTAAATACCCTTCAATAAAATTGATGTTGCTGATAATGCTTTGCCTA